CCAGTATATCCAGTATACCCAGTGTATCCGGTATACCCAGTCAACCCAGTAGGTCCAATCGGACCGCCGGATGGACCTGTAGGACCCATATCACCTGCAGGTCCAGTGTAACCTGTGTATCCGGTATACCCAGTCAACCCAGTAGGTCCAATCGGACCGCCGGATGGACCTGTAGGGCCCATATCACCCGCAGGTCCAGTGTAACCTGTGTATCCGGTATACCCAGTCAACCCAGTAGGTCCAATCGGACCGCCGGATGGACCTGTAGGACCCATATCACCTGCAGGTCCAGTGTAACCGGTATAGCCGGTATATCCGGTATACCCAGTATAACCAGTATATCCTGTACGACCGGTTGTACCTGTTGCACCAGTTAACCCAAGTCCAGTTGCACCAGTATATCCAGTATATCCAGTGTAACCGGTCAATCCGGTAGGTCCAATTGGACCTTCAAAACCTCGATCTCCCGGATTTCCTTGTGGACCAGTCGGTCCTAAGCTACCCGTTGGTCCCGTTGGCCCGGTAGACCCTACAGCAGGTTGCATGTACATGAAACGTGCAACAACCGAGTCGGTAAACGTAATAGTCGGGGGATTATTGACACTTGTAAGTGCAGGTAATCCGGTAAGAGGATTCAGTTGAAATATATATCCCAACGTATTTGAACTTGGCCCTCCACCCGATACTTGCGACGGATCAATTTTCGCGTTAAACCCATCGACATCTTCTAAAATAACGTCGACCTTTGTTGGACCAGGTGCCGAATTATACAAATCGTCTTTGATCACGCGTTGAACGCGAAATACGTAGCCGTTTGCCGATCCGGTTGCCCACATCCCCACAGCAACACTCGTACCATCATACCGTCCAGTGCTATAATATTGAGGCGCTTGGACGATAAGAGTTACCCAATAATTATTGGGATTAGTTGGGTTATATGGGTCAGGTCCATTTACAATGTACTCGACCTGAAGACAGATCGGCGGACTGTCTACCATTGTTAATTAAATATGGTTAAAAAGAGCAAGCATCCGTACGTAGAAGCTGGACCATTGTTTGCTGCGCTAGGCCATACTGATCCACTAGGAAGCTGAAAATTCAGCTGCCAGTATGAATTCAAAGATGACCAAATCATTACCGTAATAGGGAAAGAACCTGTCGTAACTCCATTTGCGGGAATTGGAGACATGTTGTACGAATTCGTAGACGAGTTAAACCAGTAAACGCATCCACTTAGACTTGGCATTTTAGAAACAGTGTAATTTAACGAATTGAAATTCAACGTTAATTGAGATCCGACAAAATTACCACCAGAATAATTTCCTGAAATTGTGGAAGGTGCTACCCAAGTACCAATAGATGAAGGAAATCCAGAATCATCTGGTGCTGGGCTTAGCGCAAATAAATTTGTACCGCTTCCAAACGCTACTTTGTAAACACCATTTCGTACAACTGGAGGCGTAATTACCGTTGTCCAAATAGTATCATAATCAGTTGTAGAGTTCTTTGTCAGTATTTGTCCAGTTACTCCGCCGTTCGGAATACCTTGTCCGGTAGGGCCTGTAACACCTGTAGGACCGGTATATCCAGTAAACCCAGTATATCCAGTGGGCCCAGTTCCGCCTACTGGACCAGTAACTCCGGTTGGTCCAGTGTATCCGGTGTAACCTGTAAAGCCCGTTTTACCAGTAGCTCCAGTATATCCAGTAAAACCAGTAGGTCCAGCAGGACCTCCACGAGCTCCCGAAGGTCCTGTAGGTCCGGTACCGCCCCCACCATTCCCAATATTTCCACCTGCTCCAAAAATGCTTCCGGAAGCATAGATGTTATCAACATTGATCAGGTCAAGCTTGACCGTATATCCATTACCACCATCTGAAACAATTTTTGGGGACAGGACATGTTCAAGAATATTTCGAACATTTGATCCGAAAAACGGATCATTTCCACCTGTCGCCATTTGTCTATACAGATGGACAAACAGTTTAACTACTTTCCGACCCATAAGAACATGGAGCCCCTATTTACCTCCACTGGAACGCTAGGTGATAAGTACACGTTATTCCCAATTCCTCCGAACGAAACTGATTTGTACAAACTGTACAAGAAAGCGGTAGCGTCTTTCTGGACAGTTGAAGAGATTGATTTCAATAAAGATAAGGAAGACTGGGAAAAGTTGTCAGAGAGCGAGCAGTATTTTATCAAGCAAGTTTTGGCTTTCTTTGCTGGGTCAGACGGTATTGTACAGGAAAATCTGGCTACTCGTTTCCAGAGAGACATTCAGTCACCAGTCGCCCGTCTGTTCTATGCCTTTCAGAACGCGATGGAAGGTGTACATTCCGAGACCTATTCGCTTCTGATTGATCAGTACGTCAAGGATCCGGAAGAGCAGTCAAAGTATTTCCGCGCGATTGATCAGATTCCTTGTATTCGTAAGAAGGCAGACTGGGCACTGAAGTGGATTGATTCAGGAGATTCGTATGCTACGCGCCTAGTAGGGTTTGCGTGTGTAGAGGGAATCTTCTTCAGTGGTTCATTCTGCGCCATTTACTGGTTGAAGAAGCGTGGCCTCATGCCTGGTCTGACATTCTCCAACGAACTGATTTCTCGAGACGAGGGGTTGCACACAGAATTCGCAGTGACTCTGTACCATAAGCTTCAGAACAAGATCACAAAGGACCAAATTGAAATGATTATTCGTGAAGCGGTCGTGATTGAGAAGGAGTTTATTACGGAAGCCTTGCCGTGTTCACTCATTGGAATGAACGCGCGTGATATGTCGCAGTACATTGAGTTTGTGGCTGATCGTTTGGCACTACAGTTAGGTATTGGGAAGATTTACAAGTCCACGAACCCGTTTGATTTCATGGAGTTGATTTCGTTGGAAGGTAAGACGAATTTCTTTGAGAAGAAGGTTTCGGAGTATTCTAAGCCAGGTGTAGGAATGAAGAAGGAGGATATGGTGTTTCGTACAGACGAAGAGTTTTAATGCTGACCGCCAACAACCGGACGACCAGCTGGAATGCGAGGATCTTTATTAGGTCCAGACGGGTGGTTAGGGAGACTCAGGACCAAAGGTCTAGCATAATTATTCGTGAAAGACGGCAAGAAATCAATCGGATGACGAACTGATGGAACGGGCTGGTATAAATGAGTAAAGACCTTTACGCCATTTTCAGGGCGCCAGTCAATAGCCTTATACTTTCTAAACTGAGTGTACTGCGACGCGTCCGGAGTCGGCATCTATTTACGTTTAAAGGAAGAAGCTTTATTCGTCCTAAAAGGAAAATGCAGCTCACATACGTTGCGGTCGTCGTTCTGGCGTCCATGATTTTTGTTCTCTCAGGAATGGTAGGATACGTGTACTGGCAGCAGACGCGCCTCATCCAGAATCTCCAGTCGCTTGCGGTAGTTGTTTCGACGCACTTTATTCGGCCGCCACAGCCTCAGCCCGAACTTGAGCCGGAACATGTTGCGGAGCCTGAGCAGGAGTCTGAACTGCCACAGCTTGTCCCCGTAGACGAGAAGCTTGCTTCTGTAAAGGAGGATGACCGTGTATCGGTCAATGAAGTAGAGGTAGTTGAGGGCCCGCCCGCTGCTGCACCTGTTCCGGCCGATGCACTAGTCGATTTTGAGAAGAAGACGGCGAATGAGCTCAAGGAACTTCTGACGCAGAAGGGTATTCCGTTCGGTAAGCGCGACGCAAAGTCTGTCCTTGTCCAGCTACTGAAGGCAACGGCGTAAATATAGTTTGATAGAATAATGAAGCTGTATAATCAGCATCTGGATACATTATCCAAAGGCAATCCAAAACTCCTAGTATTTGACTGTGAGTTTTGGCGTGTTTCCGGAACGTCTGGATTCATTCCGATTCCTGACACTGACGAATTCTTCATCCCTCGTGAGATTGGAGGATTCTTTTTAACCAAAAATGAAGATGGAAGTTGGGAGTATAAGGGATACTTTTTTGTCACGTTCACGAACCCCAAAGGATATGATGTATCTTTTATTTCATCACACTATGCATCGGTATCCCAAAAAACTGCCGATCAACTGGACATGTACCAATCGTATCTCCAACTCGAATGGTCGAAAGCGTTTGAAGGAACATTGCCTGAAGAACAGAAACCTATTTTGAAAGAAAGTTTGAAGCTGTACAATTCCGATCACCATATTGCCGAACATCATAAACCTCCTTCGTGGATAAAGAAGTTCATGAAACAGTACTCGGAATCTATGATTATCGTGAAAGGCCGAGCGGATATGGAAGCTCTGGAAAACATGTGTCGCATCCACGACTTCGAGTATTTTGAACCTTTAGACGTATTTGATATTGCGCCCTGGAATCGTATTAGCCGCAAATTATGTGGTACCGCAAAACTTGAAGGAACATTTGATTGTATTATGCCGTATGTTGATGATAAAGGATCAAAGCGTCGGCGCTTACGCGATATCTTACCACTCGGACGAGCTCATGATCCCACAACCGATGCGTCAATGACTCTTTTGGTAGCCATATACATTGTAGCGTCACAAAGTAAATAATGAAGTTAGTTTCGTTTGATATAGGATTACGCAACTTAGCTTTTTGCGTAATGGAAGGAACAAACAGATCCAATGTCAAAATTTTGCACTGGGATCTGATTGATGTGATGGCCGAAGGAGCGGGACATGATTCTCCGAAATGTTTTAAGTGTCAGAAACCCGCGAACTGGATGAATGGAAAGAAGGTCTATGCATGTACGTTACACAAAACTAAATGTGCCAAACCCCCAACAAAAGTTTCGCTGAACAGGAAGACGATTGAAGAGCTAAGAAAAGAAGGTGAGCCTTATGGAATTCTGTCGACAACCAAGAAGGGATATGTGGATATTCTTTACACTCACTACAACTTGAACGTTTGGAAACGATGTATTAAATCTTCGAAACAGTGTTCGGTTGTAGACTTGAGTATTCCTATTGCCAAATCACTGGAATCGAGAAAGAAATTATGGGAAGGTGCTCACCTGATTGCATGTGAGCAGCAGCCAGATAAGAGAATGCTTTGTGTCCAAGCAATGATTCATATGTGGTTCGTAACTCAGGGATTTAAGTGTTCAGGGGTATCTGCTACCCACAAACTTACGAATATCCTGACAGTAGACCCTACGAAAACATACAAAGATCGCAAAAAAACAGGAATCATTCATGCCACCCAACTTGTTCCAGCTGCGTGGTTATCGCACATGCTAAAGCATCCCAAGAAGGATGATCTTTGCGATACGTTCCTCCAAGGATTGTGGGTGATGGAACATACGCGTTAGAGTTTTCATAACTGTTCCGTAAGTTCACACAAATGGAGGGAATTTTTGGAGCCGACTTCCTGACAAATACGAAAGTGTCCGAGTCAAATATGGATCTTCCAGATATGGCCACGGTCGAGCTCCCTAGTTTTGGTGACACCGAGTCAGCACCCCGCCTCGTTCCTTCTTTAGACGAGACGGGACCTGTGCGTACGTCTGACGGTCTTGATAACCTTAATGCCGAGCACTTCTTTCCAGCACCGTCGTCTCGCAAGATGAACGAGGAGTATGTTATGAAGGAGAAGTACGAGATCCTTCGTAAGTTTGAGCGTCTTGCCAAGCTCGGAGTTCCAATGCGCAAGCGATTTACGCTAGATTCGCCGCTGGAAGAGATGAAGATGGAGTTGGAGTTCATTAAGCGCGAGAAGGCCATGGATCAGACCATTAAGCAGTTCTGCGAGTGGTATATTACTGGAATGTCTGCACTAGAGTGGAGCTCGAAGAATGTTGCGATCATGAAGGCGTTCGGTCTTCAGCTTGATGGACTTTCTGAGTCAGCACAGATGAATGTGGCGGACATGGAGGAGGATTTTGAGGAGCTGTATGATCTGTATGGGGACAAGCTCAAGATGCACCCGCTAGTACGTATTCCTATTCGTACCTGTATGATGGTGTACATGGTTCATCTCACGAACCAGATGGCCATGAAGTCTCCTATCCCCAACATGCAGGACATTCTAAAGACGAACCCTGATATTGCTCGTCAGCTTGCGACCGCTGCGATGCAGCAGCAGACACAGGGAATGAAGCAGGCGCCCGCCCCTCCCCCGCAGCAGCAGGCTCAGCCGGCAGGTAACCCATTCGCAGGTCTTCAGAGCTTCATGAGCTCAATGGTTCCTCCCCCGCCACCGCAGCAGACGAATGTTCGCCCACCGACTTCTGCCAAGCCGGCCATCAAGTACCCGAAGCCCCCAACGCCCAACATCCAGCGCGCATCTCCGGCTCCAGCCCCGGCCCCTTCTCGTGAGATGAATGCCCCGCAGGTCAATATTGACGACTTACTGAAGTCTGTCAATGCTAACGTTACGATAACTGAGCCAACGACAAAACGTGTGAATACGACCCCCAAGAAGGGAGGCTCAACTGGAAAAAACTCGATAAGTATTAAGCTGTAAATGGGCTCTCGTTTAACGAACACGTCGTGGTGCTGGAGTCCACGTGAGCGTTGCCCAGAACATACCCCTCCACCCAAGTATAAATCTTACGAACAGAGATACCAAGAAGATTATGAAGAACGAATGACTAAAAAATGGTGGATTGAAAATCGGTGGAGATTTTCTGAAGGTCACGATCCAGATATTGCAAGTATTGGAGAAACATACACGGGTGCAGATATGACTGATCGGGAATGGTGGAATAAAGTAAACTAGAACATCGGTGGCGTATCTTTATCGTACGCTGGCTGATCGCATCCCTTTAGTCCAGCTTTTTCCCGTAAGTTACGGTCGGGGCTGTTATGCATTCCTTCGCGAGCATACTCTGACTTTCCACGGAAAAGTCCACCAGCCAAAACTACAAACCCAGCTGTCAAAATAATTGATACAATTAAATCTCGAGTACCAACGAAACATACCGCAAACACGGCTAGACGGCGAAGAAGGATGTTATTCCCATACTCTTCATCGTTACCACTGAACTCGTGAACAATATACCGGCTGGCAATATTGGTCAGAAGAATCATAATTCCAATCGTGAATGGCGAAGACGCAACAGCATTAATATGCTCAAGCATCCTATTATTTAGAGAGGCGTAGAAGTTTTGGTGGTCGTGCTAGGTCCATGTGCCGCCTTGGGTGCTGCCGTAGCCGGAGGAGGCGCAGTCACAGACTTTCCAGCTACAGCGCCATGAGCAACTGTGTCTCCCTTCTCCAGCTTGCCCAGAATATCCTTCAGCGATGACGTAGACACAGCGGGCTTCTCAGCCTTTGGCTTCTGCTCCTTAGCATCAAGGTACTCGGTCGTATTCGCCGCTGTCATAACGTACGCAATACCTGCAAATATTCCAATAATCAGGCTTTTGTATACTGTGATGTACACAATGCCCAGCAGGAAGACAGCATGGCCTACGGGAGACGACAGGAAGTCCTTGATATGGGAAGGCGGGGGGTGGCTAAAGAATGCAGTGTAGGCAATCAGAAGTCCAACAACGACAAGTTCAGTCTGTGACAGCTTCATTTGTCTGAACGTAATATTTTTCTATCGTGTTTTGAATAACTGGGAATGGCGTCATTAGAAGAAGTATGGGGTAGTTCATTCCCAAAGAAACATTACAGCATGGCTTCTAAGCCCGGAATGGCTCAGAAGGAAGAGCCTCGAGATGCTGAGAGGGAAGGACGAGTAGCACCAACACCAGTCCACCGTTCTGCCGCAGCCATTCAGCGTCATCGCAAGACAATTGATGATTTGTCCAAGAGTCTACCAATTGTCCAGAATGATGAAGAGGCGGACTCGAATTATGCTCCGGTTCGTGTAGCTAACCTAAAGGAAGGGTTCACGGCCACTAAGGCTGGATATACTAAACCATTTTTTCCAGGAGATGAAGGGACAAGTTTTGCGTATGCTCCTCCCTCGTTTCAGGGAGCGGCGCACGATGTTAAACTTGATCGTATTCTGCGTATGATCGAGCAGAATAAGACAGGGTATGAATCCCCATCGTCTCACGATATGGCGCTGTACGTGTTTACGGGCGTGATGACTCTGTTTGTATTAGATACATTTGTGAACTTAGGTCGTCGTATGGGTTAGGCATTGTGAATACGAGTCTCTAGAGTCGAATAATCGTCAAACCCGTTATCAAGCATCTCGATTTCCAGCGATAATGAAAAATCAACAGTACGATTTCCGGAGGCGGCATACGCACCGTCGGAAGTCCAGTACATAAATCCAGTCTTACCCTGCTGACCATGTGTACGTACACGAACATGTAGACGGTCTAGCGTACCAAGAGCAGGTGTGAATCGGGTAATGTTATCCTGACCCGAATGGTCATTGTATTCAATAAACGATCCATTTCCAATCGCCGGGATCTTGGCCAGAAAGCTGTCGGTAAACGTTGACTTGTTGGCTCCAACCGTCGTCTCGTCGGCGTAATTGAGACCTTCTACATCAACTAAGAAATAGTACTGCGAGTTCGTGGTCGTGTTCAAAGCCGAATCGCTGGAGTAAGTGGATGTAGACATATTTGGTCCATTCACATATGAATGAGTCAGTGCGCCACCGTTCACACTCGTGGCCTTAACAGTTAAAGGAAACTCGCCGCTCATGATGCGAATAGATACGACGTTCGAGTATTGGCGGGGGAGGTACACTACGAAATCTCCGTTCGTGTAATAGCGATTCGTATCGCGATCCGCCGAATCAATCGTCACCATCTTCTTTACGGTGCGCAGCGTCTTTGTAGGTCGAGACGCCGATACAGTCACGCCGTTGTAATCAAAGGCACGGTTGTAACCGGACATTTAGTTTAATGGTGGGAAGTTTTACACGTCTTATTGAACCAACGTTTTCCCTTTGATGTTTTCTTGGCTTTACGAGCTAAGTCTGCGTCCGTAGTATAATAGGTCTTTCCACACGTCAAAAAACTCGCGGCTCGAGCGTACCCCCACTGCTGCTGAGAAGCTCCGGGACGATGCCCAGTTCGCCATGCCGCCATTCCACGGTTATACGACTGTTTCACTAACGAAAGAGGGACGCCAGTAGATTTAGAATATGCGTCTAACGAATGAGCTTTCGGGAACTTCTTCTTCCATTCCAAGACATACTTTGATCTCCGGGTCTTCACGCCTTTATCAGTTAAAAATGGCTTGTAAGCCTTTGGGTTTTTCCACGACATAGACCGACGCCGTGTGGCAGTCGCTTTACGCTGTTTGTTTTGTTTGGCGGTTAAGCCTGTATGGTACCTCTTGGGCCAGTACATTACTTTATAGACTGAGGAATTGTCACTGACATCATCATATCTTCAAGTCCAGTATCTGCTTCAAGCGTCGTACCCTGATAAATGGCTTCTACAGCCATACAGAGTCGCCAGAAAGCTTCTAGGTCAATCGACCCTCCAATCTCCATTTCATACTCGATTTGCGATGCGGCTCCTTCGGCCGCCAGTTTCGCCTGCTCAACCTCATCGGTATTCAGCGGGTTCACGATCAGCGAGAAGTCTGGAAAGTGTTTCCGGATATCCCAGAAGAAAGCCACGCACTTAGCGTACCATTCGTCAGAGAATTCTGTCATCTCATCCTTATTCTCCAGATCCTCAATGATCTGTCGCAGTAAGACTAGATTCTCAGCTTTCTGGTCAGTCGACATAGAGTCGTTATCATCATCAACATCCATCTTACTTACTGCTCTTCTTTACTCTGTAAAAAACGTTTCCGTTTTAAAGGTAGGCCACGCGTTAAATACAAGAACGCTGTATGTCGCGAAATAACACGGTGGGTTATTCATTCGATGAGACAAAACCAACCGAATTGTGTGAAATAATGGGAAGGAACAAGAGTGATAAAGGACATATAAATATTACCACGTCTTGGCACAATTACACGACATTTTACTACAGTATTTTCAAAGATCTGCGTGAATCAAAGCTCAGAGTGTTTGAACTGGGAATAGGAACAAATAACCCAAATTTGGTGTCTAATACGAGCAAAGATGGAAGGCCGGGTGCTTCGTTATACGGCTGGTCCGAGTTTTTTCCTCACTCCGATATATTTGGAGCGGATATTGATAGGGATATAATTTTTAGTACTGACCGAATTAAGACTTTCTTTTGCGACCAGACAAATCCTCAAACTATCAAAGAAATGTGGGACGAAGATGTCCTAAGTGAAAATTTTGATATCATTATTGATGATGGTCTCCATACATTCCGTGCAAACTCTTGCTTTTTTGAAAATAGTATCCACAAGTTGAAGTCGAACGGATTCTATATCATTGAAGATATATTGAATCAAGAATTGGGATTTTTTTACCCGAAAATTGAAGAATGGAAGTTACAGTACACTGATTGTTCGTTTACAGTATTAAAAATACCATCACTGCGAAATCCTTTTGATAATACGCTGCTGGTAATTCATAAACATTAATTTTGTTATCTGTTATTCAGTGTGTACTGAGCCAACCTTCAAAATATTTGATCTGTTCCTTAATGGTACATATGATTTCAACATTCTCTTCAAGCTGGTCACGCAATGACTTTGTGACATCGGCTAATTCGTCTGGTTCCATAGGAACTCCATTCGAAGATACGATTTCATTGTCCAGAATAAACTTTACCTTATTCAAGTCTTCAACATGACGAGCCAGGATCATCTCGAGGCTTGTTTTAGTCTTTACGTAAATATCACGCATCTCTTCCATACTAATGAAAAACATTAACATTAAGTTTTTGCTTTCCGTTTTTGTTTTTGGATTTTAGTCAGAGTCCTGGTAGTACTCATCGTCACTACCGCCATCATCCGCATCTTCCAGCGGGAAGAACCACTTCTTCTTTTCGGACGACCAGTAGGGCTGCAAATTGTTGTAATACGAAATGCCGTCCCAATGGCCAGAGCTAAACTCGCCCTCGCCCTTGCCGACCGCAAAGCGCTTCGGCACGTGGCCGTAGTCGCCCCGATGGGTCGCCATCGGAATAATCTTCTCTTCCTTGGCATCCCAGAAATGGATACCCTGGTTGCGGTATTGGTCTCCACCAATCCACACCACGTCGCCGTGATTCGGCTTCGCGTTGTTCACCTTCAGGACCTTGTAGGCCCACTCCAGCTGCTCCTCTTCACCCATGTCGTAGATGCTTGGAGGCTTGTTGTCTGCAAACAGCTCATCGTAGTCTGGGTGATCCACCGGATCCATGCCCGGCTCATCCACAAACTTCTCGGGATACTTCGTTTTGAACGTATCGTAGAACTCCTGCTCGTACACGTCGTTAACGCCCAGCGGGCAGTTCTTACGGTACTTATCGCCATCGTTAAGAATTTCGAAGATTTCCGCCATTCTTTACGATGTGTTGTAATGATCTTTATTTGTTTGGATAAAATGATTTCGTTTTACACCTTGATCATCGAATGAGCAGCCCAAATCGTCAGAGCAGCCGCTAACTGGGCAATCGTGTGTTCCATCGCCCGAGCTCCGCTGACCTTTCCAGAGAGGTACGCCCAAGCTGTTACGGCCGGATTGAAATGTGCTCCGGAAATATGCTTACCAAGTCCAATAGCAATGGCAAACGCTGCAACTACAAACAGCGGATTGGTTGTGAACGCAATAGATCCGATGAGTAAGCACGTACCCAGATACTCGCTCATGCCATGAACATACATTTGTATTGTTTCTTATAAGGATGAAATATCTTGTGGTAAAAGGGTGGTTGGGTTTCGGAGATAGACTTGAGTCTTTAAAGATGTGTGTATGGTACGCTCAGCAGAACAATCTCCAAATTTATGTAGATTGGGGAGACCCAATTTGGACACATGGTGGAGAGACGTTTTATACGTATTTTAAATTCGTAAACATGCCAGTCTTGAATTCATTAGATGATATTCCAGCAGATGCTACATTTTTTCCTAAATACTGGACACGTGAAAATATAGGAACACCGTTGACACAAGATCTGCTAGACAAAGATAAAGACATCAAGATAAATTTCGATATCGGAAAGGATGAACATAAACCGTATGATGTTGTAGTCTTTTCATGTGTGCGTAGCCGTACTATTTATATCGATTCCGCGTTCTTTGCCCGTGTATTCAGAGTAATTAACCAAGATATCTTATCAGGTTTAAAGTCTAGGTTAGTAAAAATTCCTTTACAAACAGCCATTGGAATTCACACTAGAGGAACTGATCGTGCCAAGCACAATATTCGTAAAGAGCACAGTATCCAATTTATGGCGTTGGCCGCTATGCCGTTTTCATCAAGGCAGATGATTGCGGTTGGCGATGACGCTTATTCAATTGAGCTGTGGAAACGGTTTTATCCAACAACGTATGTGTTCACAAGTATTGCTCAGTCAAACACCACAAATAAAGGAAATCATATGGCTACAAAAGACGAACTCAAAAACTCGAAGTACGACTTAACTGTTGAATTCTTAGTTGATTTCTTTACACTAGCTTCTTGTGAACGTGTGATTTCAACGTTCAAAGACAGCCGGTTTGCGGCTGAAGCTCGTCGGTTACATCCACATGTCAAAACTATTTTAGGAAACGAATAGTTTGTTATTCAAATATAGAACATTAACATGCTGACTACGGCAGGATACCGTATTCACAAGAAGGATGTACCGAGTGTACATCATGTGAAAGGAGTTTTGAATGTTAAACCGTTCATTCCATCTGTATTTGTAAACCCACAATACGTTACAAGGTACCCAGTATTCACCGAAACCGATGAGTACTTGTATGTTCCCAAACACTACGGAATCGGAGAATTTGGACCTATAACTGAATCAAAACGCGACGTTCCTAAAACTGACTCTAAATTTTGGGAGTTTGCCGGTACAATTCGCGAAAGCCAAAAAGAAGTTGTGGATTCGTTCTTGTGTCCTGAACCTCGCGACGGAATTCTGTCGTTACAAACTGGCGGAGGTAAGACTGTGTGTGCCCTGTACATCGCCTCCCAAATCCAGATGCCCACGATCGTTCTGGTCCACAACACGTTCTTGCGAGACCAATGGATTGATCGGATCAAGAACTTCTTGCCGAAAGCGCGGGTAGGATCAATTCAAGGTGAAGTAGTGGATATTGAAAATCGCGATATTGTAGTTTCAATGCTTCAGAGCGTATCGATGAAAGAGTACCCCGCAAAAACATTCGACAGATTTGGATTAGTCATTGTAGACGAGTGTCATCATATTGCGTCAGAAGCATTCTCACAATCTCTGTCCAAACTTACATCCAAACACATGCTGGGTCTGTCTGCAACTCCTGAGCGCAAAGATAAGCTGATGTACGTGATGAACTGGTTTCTTGGGCCGATGCTTTATAGATCTAATACCGCAGATAAAGTGGACGAAAAAGTTAAGGTTGAAGTGTATGACTTTGATCCTCAAGATGAAGAGTACAATTCAATCATCTACAACAACCAAGGCGTGATGTTCACTACCTTGATGGTCAATAAAGTTGTCGAATTCAAACCTCGAAATGATATGATCACCAACTTACTTGAAGATTTATCTGAAGAGAATCGGCAGATATTGGTGCTAACCGATCGAGTGGAACATACGAAAACACTGTTTGAAGGGTTGCCTGATAAAGTAAAAGAACACTCTTGTATTCTCGGTCGAAACGTCAAGGCAGCCGACAGAGCCGCATTCTGTGAGTCTAAAAAGATCTTGATTGCTACCTATGCGATGTGCAAGGAAGGATTCGACGTAGCTACTCTAAACACATTAGTCATGGCCACTCCGCGTCCAGATGTTGATCAGATTGTTGGTCGAATCATGAGAACTGAAAAGACGAAGCGTACCGTACATCCTCTGATCGTAGATATCGTGGATCCTGCGTTTCGGAGGCAGTTTGGAGAACGGTTGCGGTTGTACAAGGAACGCAACTACATTGTGGAAAAAATGACTATTGAGTAGATACAATGGGACGTACGCGTCGGAACAAAGCGCGTAACAAAACTCGCCGCGGCGGGAAATTATTAGCTCAAGGCCAGAGCGCTATGGTTATCGATCCACCTATTCCATGTAAGGATGGGCGCGATATGTCCAAGTACGTTTCGCGGGTATCTAAGCAGGAGAAATACGAAGACCTAGTTTCCAAAGATCATCCGCGTCTAATTAAACGTCTTAAGGAAATAGATCCCGAGCAGAAGTATTTTTACTACCCCGAGTACTGTACACCAGGTAACTTAACCGAGGACAATAAGCTTGACGGAATTACTTACAAGAACAAGAAGTACTCTGAAATTTTATTAAAAGGATCAGAGGAATGGAATCCTATTACAAACAAAGCCAGATCATGGGTTGGATTTCTGAAACGTAAAGCTCGTGGAAAGAAACTGCCGATGACAGCTAAGACCCAAGAACAAATTGATCACTTGGCTAAAGCCATCAAGTTGTTACATGATAACGGGATTGTCCACGCAGATCTACACGGCAGGAACGTCATTATGGCAGACGACGGGCTGCCACGCATCATTGATTTTGAGTATTCGGTCGTAGATGCGAAAGAAAAACATATTGAAATGGAGAAGACATATGTTGAAGACAGTTGGCCTTCATTAGATCCTAATTGGCGATTGAGCCGTTAATCCACATTTTCAAAATTGTAATCTCTTGAGTAATCGTCTTCTGGCCGATCACGGACATCGCCGTAATCGCCCCGATCAGGTTCAATAGGTAGACCATTTTCATTTAACTGTTCATCACTGTCCACGTAATCACGATTCGTGAACCCTCCTTCTGGAACATTATTCGGATCTTCTTTATCGTCGGCAATTTCATCGTAGATATGTAATTCTTTGGCAAACCGCCGTCGGTCTTCGTTTGTAATAACGTACTGCGAAATACCGATATCCATTAACATTTTAGTCACTTCACGCGACCGGTCATCCATTTCACGTAAACGAGCCTTGAGCGTTTCACGCTCCTTGGAGCGCAGGATATCCACTTCTTTTTCCGACGACTCTTTTGTGAGAAGAATCATATTCATGGTAAGATCACGGGTCATAGATAAGCGAACCGCTTCCAGCATTCCATCTTTCAAAGAATCCAGCAGTTCGTAAATACGACCTTTCACGGCGTCTCGAAATAAGGACTTGTTCTCGAACGAGTTAATATTGTCCAAAAACTGGCGGTACTCTATAACCTTTACAGCATCGTACTTAAGAGGCGATACAATGTCAAGTAGTCTAGAAAGAAGAGCCGAAAGAGCTACACCATCAGTATCACTGTCCACAAGTTTACGAATAAGTTCGAGTTTAGCAGTTTTAGATAATCCAATCTTAACTCCTTTCTCAATATTCTTTTTATCAGGAAAACTGTACTTCAGAGTAACCTTTTCAGGTTCGATATATTCAGCATGCGGTGAAGGTTTCGTCTTCCAGAAATCCACAAATTTCTGTGATACCGAAGGAGCCAGCTTTGATACAATTACCGTTTTGGGTTTTGGAAGTAAACATTCGCTGAATACTTCATTGCCCTGACGATCCCCCGGTTTGAACTCTGTTTTAGTAGGAACGATTGTTGGCATGTACACTTGATTCACTTCAACAGTTTCTGAAACAAGTGCGGCACGTTCTTTAGCAGCTTCAAACTGTGGGCGGAATTCTGTATATGCTTGCTTAATAAACCGAATACAATCTTCACGAACCTTCTTGCGATTATTTGCAGCTTCACGAAGAATGGTAGCCAGAGGTTCCTTGAAAGAAGCAGGGAAGGCATCTACGAACTCTTTCAGAATTGATAACAATACATTTAAAGCTGGTGTATCTTTTTCGTCCAGCGTGTCGCGAGGAAACCCAGATAGCTTTACAACACTGTTACCAAACGACCGTCGGGGAACAAGGAAAGGGTTGTGTATTTGCAGTAAAGTAACTGTACCGGCAATACCTAACAATCCTTCGAACTTGTTACGAGCAGTGCCTTGTAATTTCTTAGCTGCTAATGAACCTTTACGAATATTACCTAAAATCGGAATTAGCTGAGACTCGCTGGGAATGATTTGAAGACTGTTTAGAAGAAAATACATAACAGACTCACCCGCATTATTTTCGTCAAACACGTTCTTTAGCTGAGTGAGGGATGAAGCGATTGGTTTTGTAGGTGATGGGTTTCCTGCTAAAACATCATGGCTCACAACCAGATGACCATCATCATCGTAATCGGCCTGAGCAACGAAACTATCGTTATTAATTTGCTCTCCGCACGATTTACATACGCGGTACCCTTCATCGAGCGTTGCCCATTTATTGTAAAACTCTGACTTATCAGCCTCCAGATCACCATCAAGTAATGAAAGCGTATGATTACATATTAAAAATATTCCTTCAGCATCTAGGAATAAATTATTTATTGGCGTAATTTCTTTAGTAAGTAACCTGATATTGTACGATTTATCTGGTGGGAGAAGCGTATCATCTTTCAGGATAATAAGGATATTCTCACGGAGTTCGGAAGTATTTTTAGGAGTATACTTTTCATACTCGGTTTCCTTACGCAGATCTTTTGGAGGCTGATAAAATTTGAATAGAGCAACGTAGTCTTTCTGGATATTGGTCTGGGTAGTTTCGGACCAAGCCTTTTTTCCTTGGTTAATGAACTCTTGCCGTTCCTGCGTTACAAAAGCAGTAGGCGCGCACAGACCTGAAGTTACTTCGACCCAATCATCTCCTTTCTTTTTGTAAATTGGAGAACGGTATACTCCCGACGATAGAAACTCTTCAAATGATTTTGTAGCCAAACATTCATCAGGTGTAGATTTTGGAAGTTTGATTTCTGGGCGTTCATTTAGAACATCTGGAGCTATGAGTCCAAACTCTCCGGCATCAGAGAGAAGCATTTTGGTCACAAGCAGTCCACCATCTTCCTGTTTCATCAGCCATGCGCGAGGGTACACTGACTTATTCCACTTGGAATCATACACTTTCTGAAGACGCTCTGATGGAGCTACGATATCATCAGATGTAGGAAACGCAATAGATAACACATTTGGCTGGGCGCTTATCGCATCAACAGGCGGGAACCTTTCTTTCCACGATTTCCACGGAACTTCAGAGATTTTGACGTCGTATAGTTTGAGATACTTACGTCCTTCAATGTACGGATCTTTGGTTACTGGAACAGCATGAGACAGAATAGCTTCAATAGTTGGAAACACATCTTTGAGAGGTTCTGATGTTATGATCTTATTCGATTTGGCCGAAGATAGAAAAGGATGGTCTGCTAACGGGTGTGGGATATCTAATTCCCTGTCAGCAATAAAAAATCCAACACGGCGAATATCGTCAGACGTATTAGCTTCAGGGACTTCTACAACTTCTAAATTTCCGTCATCGCGAACAATCCGCTTCAGCTTGATGTAGTTTCCTAATGCATGTACCATTTCCAAACCTTCTTCATTCACCAGGTCAGTACTTTTGGTTATAGGTACGCCGTCGGTTCCTTCAGAGCGGTATGGACGAGGGAGAGATTTCAAAATAACTGGGTATGCATTAGGTGTACGCCGAGCAGCCGGTTCGGCTAATGGTAGCAGCTTATCGCTGTACGAAAACTTTTCGTAGTCAAATCCTCCGTAAATAGATTTAAGCCACGGCACATCTATTTCACGACGTTCATCGTTAATACGATAATCTGTTTCTGTCACAATAACCAAGTCTTCATACAATTCTTTAATTCGATCAACCTCCTTCTTAATTTTCCAGTTCTCAGCTTTTGTCACGTGATTCTTTTTCGGGAGTGATTTCTGAAAGTAATCAATTAACTGTTCATCTAATGTGAAAAACCGGAGTTCTTCTGGACGCTGTACTTCTTCTTCGAAGTCAATTGTTTCAATAATTTCTAGGTCTGAAGGTTCAAACACCAGACTTATCTCCATCGTTATTCTCTATGACGGAACAATATTCGTCAATAGTTTTCTTCGCAGTCTCCAGAATCTTCTCTGGCGTCTTCTTGGTATTGAACCTGAGAACCATTTCGGGCTTGAGAGGGTGGGGAATATCGTATGATACGAACTGTACGTCGTCTTGATAAATCACTTCCTGCATCAGAACACCTAGAGTATGACCTCCAATATCGAGAGAAATACTGTAAGTACCTTCGTCCTTCTCATGACGAATATTCTTCAGTGCGGCGGCCACGTAATCTTCCACTCTCTTCTTCAAAGTCTGTACGGCCATCTTTAGGATCTCACGAGCCTTGAGGACACCAATACTCTTAATTTTTATATCAAACCAATTCGGGCGGTTCTTCTCGTCACGGGAATAACATCGCTGAATCAGGAAGTTATCAAAATACCGAGCGGCATCTTTATCTTCGGGGTGATCTTTGATATACTTCTTACGCTGTTCCTTAGCCATGTCTGGATCAATGTGCCATCCAGTCGTAGCTGTTTCAACTTGAGACACTCCGTCAGTTTCTACAGCAAGACGACCGGTAATATGAACACTCTCATTCGGCCTGATCTTGAGGAACAAGCAGGCGGCTCCGAACTCAGGATCCTTCATGAGAATTCCTTCGCGACCTGACTCGATTGTGAAATCATCGGTCGTAATAATCTTAGCCTCTTTGGCTGAAGGAATACGAAGCTCAATCTTGGCATCCTTAATAACAGCAGACTCATCCGGAGTCACATTGACTGGAAGCATCTCCATCCGATGCCTCATCATTTCGTGTGGCATTTGAGTCGTGTTCTCCAGAATGTTGACGTCGCGTATCACGACAGTTGGAATTCCGGCTAGAATTAGACGGCGAAGACCGTTGACAAACCCTACAGGGAAATGAATGAGTTCGGCAGTAAGGTCGCGCCCATCATTCGTCGTTTTCAAACTCTTGATCGACGCCATTTTTGCTTCTTCCATTTCGTTATTGTTCCATCCGTTTTTTTCCTGAAAACTTGTAATGTCGCAGCAGCCATACTTGTTTTATAGCGATCGTGAACCGAACTCGAAACAGATTATCGAAACAATTAAGGGGTTGAATAAGGTTGGACTGTATAAATTTGTACAGGTCGAAACGTTAGACCGTAAACAGATTCCCAGTTTCCTTACTAAGATACCCACCCTGTATGTCCCAGACACAAAGGAGGTGATCGTAGGGAAAGATATTTACGGATACATTGCTAAGCCTACAAATTCACGTAAGGAAGTACCTAGTAAGAGCGATGCTGGAGTATCTGCTCCAAACCAGTATGGTGAGTTATCTGCTTGGGGGTTTGAGGGAACTGACCGTTTAAGCGAGTCGTATTCTTTATGGGATGCCCCTACATCATTTGCGAATGCGGGCGGAAGCATGTACACGTTTATTGATGGATCAGGAGGTCCTCCCACTCCCGGTGGTTTACCATCGTCCGGTGGCCCGTCCACAAAGAACACTCTAGATGATAAGACCAAGTCGGCCACGAATTCTGATGTACAAGCCCGTTTGGAACAGATGAACAACCAGCGCAAGAGTGAATTTGGCGGTATTTCTCGTAAGTAGTTTTCATGTTAGAATATGATAATAAAGTAATGTCAAAGAAGGTTCTTATTCAGGCCTTTTTCGAGCAGTTTGTTTCCTTCTCGAAAGAGTTGTGTGAAATGTACCCCGATGACTCGGATTTCTCATTGTTTTCAAATACTCTAGGACTTATGAAGATGACGAACCCGTCGCTTGTAGTCAAGTATGTTGCAGATAATGTTCTGCAATACGAAGAGAAAATTATGTCAAAAGACGAGACATTCTTTATGCAGAATGAGTTTGCTGAATATCAGGCGGATATTGATATGAATGTGTTTTCGAAATTGAAACAGTATATTGAGAAGATGTCTCCTTCATCCAAGGAACATGTATGGAAGTATATCCAGAATATTGTGCGTCTAGCTAAGGCTATCCAGTCTGTGGGAAGTTAGCCTGGGTTATATCCAATGAACCCGCAAAATCAACATAAGATGCTGGGGCAGCGACAGTATCGAATCCGTATAAATCCCGAGGTTTGAGGGTTTTCAGTTCATTCATTGCATCTTCGGGCTTATCAAAATTTCTGAATAAAATCTGATTCACTTCAGCTGGTGTCCAAACGTACTCCAACTCAGGTGTCGTCCAATCTACAATTTCAATATCGTAAAAGTTATTCACCATTTCCTGGAGGATTGTGCGATTGCATTTGCGGAACTGTACGATCATATCAATACGTCCAGGTCGAATCAGGGCCTTGTCAATTCTTTCAGGGTAATTCGACGAGATCGCAATAATACGTCCAGATGATTCGAGAGTACCGTCTAATAAATTTAGGAGAAACGAAAGATCTATCTGTTCTGTCTCGTCTTCGGCATGAGCAGCTGCCCATGCTTCTTCTGGCGTCTTCTCCTTCTTCGGTTCAGGCTTCTTGAAGTTTCGACTCAAAATAGCATCGCCCATCGCATCAATGTCTTCAATCACATAAAGACGTTCATGAATTGGAATCGTATACTTCTCGGTCTTGGAGCCGTCGTAAACATAGATATCGTCATTGTAAAAAAGATGGGTGAGTTGAGCTTTAGTCTTGATTTGCGATAAATGGATATTAATGATGTGGCGACGGGCAGTATTGGCAATAGCCTTGACAGATGACGTCTTTCCACACCCCGGATCACCATGAAACATAAATCCCAAAGTATACGGGATACCCTTCTTCTCATACCAATCTTTTCGGGTTAAGAAGAACTCGACATGCTTACACACTTTCTCCCGCTGTTCAAAGAACACGTTCTGGAATGTCCGTGTCGTATGGAACTTGTGTTTAGAGTAAATCAAGTGAGTTGTAGGAAGAGTGTTTTGGGTAGTTTTCTTATTTTTCGTAGCTGTCATCATATCAAAATAGTAAAGAGATGTTCCAAGCTTATTCGCTTGTTTGCGTTCGTAATCGGCATTACACCGTTCCACAAAGTCACGTAAATATTGTGACTCGTGATCGTAACAGAAAATACGGAACTTTACGGAATCCAGGTCTCCTTCATTATGTTTTAGAGCACTGAGCTGGAAATAGATGTCGCTTTCAACCATGATAGGTTCAAACTCGTTTGGAATGTAATCGTGATGGTTCATAAACAAAAGGTTACGAATAGCCGGAATTGTACTGACATAGTGAACAACAGAATCCATACGGCTTTGACTTCCGGATACTGTCTGATTATTTCCCTGCTTTCCGGTCGTACGAAGAACTCGTTCGCATTCAATTGTAGCCCTTACGGGTTTATTGGAAGGTGGTGGGGGAGTAGATGGTTCTAGACGTTTACGACGGCAACAGAATTCTTCAAAGTACTGCGACCATTTCGGGTACGAAGCCATAATCTTGTCGTACAAACTTAAGCCAATGAAGCTGTACAAAGGATTACGTCCCATTCCCATAGACATCCCCATTGTCATCATCATTTGATTGCGCATCATATCCGCCATACCTGAATTCTGCTGCTGCATTTACGTCTTCAAGGTTCTCACGCTGAAAACGGAATTTATTTAGACATCGTGAATGAATTCAATCAATGGGGAATACAATGGACGTTCCTCAGGATATGATTACTACCATTGTGACGGCTATTAAGCGTTCTAGACCCTTGGATTGGGTTGTAGATGAGCCTCCGCCGAAGAAGCTCTGTGTCTCGCCATTTGACGAGAATGGGGCTAAGGCGGTAAAGATTCCAGAGGACTACCATATTGTTCTATCGGTAAATTAGGCACGTTTCATACACATATCCAAAGTAGGTACATTCACATTCATAGGTTTAGAGCGTTTCAGGCGTAGTTGCTCTGACGCTTTTTCCACTACATCGGAAGATAGGGAGACGTACTTTTTAATATCACGCAGAGGCCCTTGGACGTTCATGGACGGGAATACTAAACGAATAGGGTGTATTTCCGCTAGAACAATATAGTTTTCACCAGTAATGTAGTCCCGATACTGTTCAATATCTAACTGTCCGCCAAAAAGTCGAAGCAAACTTCGTGGCGGAGCAGGTGAAAGTGAACGAGTCTTGTACAGATCAGAGTACATATGATTCAGGAGAGCATGACGATTCCACTTTGAGGAATCAGGGATCTTGTTGTCGGCGTAAAGGTGAGCTAGAGCACACTCGGGAGAACAGAAATTACCTTCGCATGAGTAGATGTTATTATAAACGTCATAAGAGATAGGAAGAACACACGCTACCCAATTAAATGTGTGGCAGCACCAGAAACAAGCGGTGTGTGGGGAATACTGATCGACTCGAACCTTTGAGAGAACATCCTTGAGCAACTCAGTATTGAACCTCTCGGTATTCTTTTCAACCGTATTCAGAATATCCGAGTACGAAATCACATCGCCAGCAGGAATAATACTATCACTATCATTTTCAGTAACCTTTAAGAAGAACACGACAGGTGATTCATCTATCTGCTGACTCTTAGCCGGAGCCTTGGCTTTGCGTGGAGGCATTTAGAGTATTAAGTCGCAAAACGTCAAAACCGAAATTGTTTTTAGAGTTTAAAGGGATGCGGATCGTATGTATGACGAACGAAGCTCAGCTTCCCATGATGAAAAATATGTTGAATTCCGCATTAGAACATGGGTTTCCAATGAACCTTTTTCATTGTTACATTTTGAATTCTGATAAGGACGCGGCATCTTACAATACTTCAGAATTTAGAAGTATTACAATACGAAAGCTTGAAGTGATTCGTATGAATATGGATATTGACACGATTTTGTGGGTCGATAACGACATTGTGTTTTTCGAAAACTGTTTGGAAGATATTTTATCTAAAAAGGAATCGTTTGTTATCCAAGATGATGGATGGGGTATGTGTACAGGATTCTTTTTAGCCCGTCCAGGTATTTTCAGTAAACAAATCATCTCAAATTGTATTTCGTGGTTAAAACAGCGTAATGATACTACCAAAAACGATCAACACGCATTTAATTCAGTTATTAAAAGAAGTATAGTAAGTTCTATCAAAAAACTATCAATGGAAGAATACCCAAATGGTGCCATGTATTTCAACCACGGATTCAAAGATAAAGCTAAAATGGTTCACTGTAATTACCTACCCACAACAGCCGAAAAAGTTCAGCGTTTCAAAGATCATGGGATGTGGGATGAATCGGATAAAGGATTTGATTTGGTGAATAAATACTTTATCTAAAACGAATTTACGGCTATCGATGGAGAAGAGTAGTACACAAGATGGCGGACCTTTCAAAGCAGTACCGTAAGCACACACATCGCGAGCACATTCTCTCGCTGCCAGATACTTACATCGGCAGCATTGAGAATTCTGATGAGGATCAGTATGTCGTTGACGGCGAGAGTTTCAAGCTCGAGACGATTCCGTTCAATCCTGGGTTTTACAAGTTGTTCGATGAACTTCTAGTTAACGCTCACGATCACGTTGTCCGACTGAAGCAGAAGAATTCTGTCAATCCCGTCAAGACTATTTCAATCGATGTTACTGACACAACTGTAACGATCCGTAACGATGGCGAATCAATTGATGTGGAGAAGCATCCCGAGTACGGGGTGTACATTCCACAAATGATCTTTGGCGAGCTGCTGACGTCAACTAACTACGACAAGTCTGAGAAGAAACTGGTGGGTGGTAAGAATGGGTACGGCGTCAAGCTCGTGAACATCTTTGCCCAGAAGTTCGTCCTCACAATCGTAGACGGTGTGCGTAGTTTGAAGTATGTTCAGACATTCGAAGATAACATGACCAAAGTAGGCACTCCTAAGGTAACGTCGTGCAAGACTAAGCCGTTCGTTGAACTTGAGTGGACACCAGACTTCAAGCGGTTTGGATGGACTTCACCGGCAATCCCTGCAGGGATTCTCCAAGTGATTCAGCGTCGCGTCTTTGATCTTGCAATGACAGTTGGGAAGAAAGTTAAAGTCACATGGTGCGGCACACATGTTCGGTTCCGCGATTTGGCAAGCTATGCCTCCTGGTACTTGCCGGAAAATACACCCGTTGCTGCAGAGGTGCCCCAACTCGGCTGGCAGATTGCAGCCAGCGATTCGCCGACTGACAAGTTCTTTAGTGTGAGCTTTGTCAATGGCATTTGGACTCGTTCGGGCAAGCATGTGGACGAAATTACAAATCAGATTGTATCGTACTTTGTGAGCCATTTGGAGACTAAGAAGAAAATAAAGGTGCGACCTGGACTCGTGCGTGATTCGCTCGCAGTCTTCATCAACTGCTCAGTTGAGAACCCGAACTTCAGTTCGCAGACGAAGGAAGTGATGACGTCGAAGGTTTCTTGTAAGCTATCTGATGATTATCTGAAGAAGCTGGTTACGAAACTGAATATCGTAGATACGGTGATGGCTCAGCAGGCAGTCAAGGACACGAAGGATGCGGCGAAGACGGACGGTAAGAAGCAGTCGAAGATTACAGGTATCCCTAAGCTGGACGATGCGGTGTTTGCGGGTACGGCCAAGAGCCACGAGTGTACGTTGATTCTGACTGAGGGAGATTCAGCTAAGGCTATGGCTTTGTCGGGTTTGTCGCAGGACCAGCGCAAGTTCTTTGGGGTGTTTCCTCTCAAGGGTAAGTTACTGAACGTCAAGGATACGAGTGCGAAGAAGGTCGAGATGACGGAAGAAATTGCGAACTTAAAGAAGATTGTGGGTCTAGAGTCGGGTAAAAAGTATACGGATCTAAAGAGTTTGCGGTACGGCAAGATCATGATTATGACCGATCAGGATTACGATGGCTCGCATATCCGCGGTTTGCTCATCAATATGTTTCACGAGCTTTGGCACGAACTTATTAAGATTCCTGGGTTTATTACGTACATGGCTACGCCGATCGTGAAGGCGAACAAGGGTAATCAGAACAAGACGTTCTATACGCAGTATGCGTACGAGGAGTGGCGGAAGACGGATGCTTCAAAGGGCTGGAAGGTGAAGTATTATAAGGGATTGGGTACGTCTACGCGAGACGAAGCCAAGGAGTATTTCAAGGTTCCCAACATTATTCCGTACGAGTATGCTGCAGAGAGCGATAAGCGTATTGATTTGGCGTTCAATAAGGCTAAGGCCGATGACCGTAAGGATTGGTTGAAGACGTACGATCGGGCGGACATTATTCCAAATACTAAGACTCTGAAGTACGAAGATTTCGTCGACAAGGATCTAATTCATTTCTCGAACTACAATTTGGAACGATCAATTCCGAATATGATGGATGGACTAAAAACGTCGCAGCGTAAGATCCTGTACTCGGCATTCAAGCGTAATCTAAAGGCGGAGATCCGCGTCGCCCAGTTTGCTGGGTATGTATCTGAGCATTCAGGATACCATCACGGCGAGGCGTCGCTGAATGACGCGATTGTGGGTATGGCTCAGGACTTTGTGGGATCTAATAACATGCCATGGTTCGTTCCACAGGGACAATTTGGAACGCGGCTTCAGGGAGGTAAGGATTCTGCTTCACCCCGTTACATTCACACGTATCTCCAACCGCACGTGGCTCAGCTAGTACCGAGCATGGACTTCCCGTGCCTCAATTATCGCGACGATGATGGAATGCCGGTCGAGCCCGATTGGTACGCCCCAATTCTTCCGATGCTCCTAGTCAATGGATCGCGAGGCATTGGAACGGGATACTCTACTTTCATCCCACAGTTCAATCCGGTCGAACTTAAGGACGCCATTACTCAATGGCTCAAGACCGGTACGGGACTTGACCGAGAGTTCACACCGTACTATTCCAAGTTCAAGGGAACTATCCGGAAAGTTAGTGACCAGGATTATGAAGTTCGTGGACTCTTTAAGCTTGAAAGCGATAACACGCTCGTAATCACTGAACTGCCAATTGAAACTTGGACGATGGATTTCCGCGAGAAGCTCGATAAGATGCTGACGGACGGTGTGATTCGCGATTACTCCGATACGTCGACCGACACTGACGTACTGGTAAAAGTCAAGTTGGGTCCTGCCGGTATGGCGCCGCTGGAGAAGTTGTTGGTTGAGAAAATCAAACTCACAAACATGCACGCCTTCAACTCGAAGTGCGTGATCCACAAGTATGAGTCTGTGGGCGAGATCCTGCGTGAATTCTGTGGCGTGCGACTGGCATTGTACCGCGATCGTCTGGCGTACATGCTGAACGAGCTGAAGGAGAAGTTGCCGTATCATGAGAATGTAGTGCGATTTATCAGACAGCAGTGTGAGGAGAAGCCGCGACCGGAGTTGCGAAAGAAGACGGGCGAAGAGTGTGACCGTCTGCTGTCGCTGGACAAGTTTGCGAAAATTAAGGACAGTTACGATTACCTTCTCAATCTCCCGATTGCTTCATTGACGCTGAAACATGCGCTGAAGCACGAGAAGGATCTCGAGGACCTGAAGACGCAAATTGCCGATCTAGAGAAGAAGAATGGGGCGATGGTCTGGCACGACGAGCTGGAGAAGCTGAAGGTTTAGTAGTAACTTAATACTTGAATTATGAGAGATCCTGAAATATTTAGTACTGTAGTACCATTATTCGTAGCGACTAAATAGAAAGCACTCCCAGAAGGTGCTTTAAACACCATTTCGGACGCTAATATAACGTAAGACGCCGGTATTGTAGAAGAAGAACCGTATGCCGCTGCCAACTGTCCAATTGGAGGTATCATTGGTGGTGTACCACCTACTTGTGCTGTGCTAATGGACACATAACTTGTTGGATTCACGTTTAATGCAAATGATACTTTAATCCACATGTTAGCAGGAGAATACCACGTGGTTTGAGTATTTGCTCCTTGTGAACTATTAGTGAACGGCAATGTATTGCTCCAAATTATTGGTGCTGAAGCATTTCCCACAAGTTGATATGGAATAGGTGTCCCTGAAAGTGTTGCAGTCGTGTAACTCCACACTGGGATATTCGGTATTAATGTACCAGTACTTGTTACAATTTCTCCACTGCCTGAGTTGTATGCCAGCGCAGTTGTTTGGGTATTGTCTGCTCGAATTGGCTTCACAAAAAAAGCATTTGCTTGATTGCCATTTAAAGTAGATCCAGTTGCATTCAGCACTATAGATTGTGTCGGTTGTGATGTTGTACCGGCAGAATTTCCAATTGCGATTGAATTTCCACCTTGGTTACTGTAACCAGCACTTTCACCTATAGCGATAGCAAATGACCTCTGTGTTGTATAACCAGCATTTTCACCTATGGCAATAGAACTAGGGTTTTGGGAATTATACCCAGCATTATTGCCAATAGCAACACACGATCCTTTCTGTACATTATACCCGGCATTTTTACCGATTGCTATAGATGGACCACCATCATCACTACCCAAAATCCCGCCTTGAGTAGTTTTTCCAGCATTAGAACCTATAGCAACTGAATCAGGGTATTGGTTAGAATAGCCCGCGTATGTTCCTATAGCAATCCCAGGTCCTCCGCCTCCATCGCCTTCAGAACCAAACCCACCACCTTGGAGAGTGAATCCCGCATTGTATCCTATTGCGATAGAGTGTCTTGATTGAGTAGATGTTTCTCCTTCACCACCAGCACCAATCCCAATTGGAATAGGATCAATCGCTAGACTGAACGATGGACCCGGATCTCCTTTTACACCCTGAATGCCTTGTGCGCCGGTAATACCCATACCAGTAGGACCAGTAGCTCCTTCAGTACCAGTCGCTCCGGTAGGACCAATAGGCCCAATATTTCCCTGTGGTCCTGCGACGCCCGGAGCCGCACATACAGTACGGCTTTGAGCTAAGTACTGACTTACCGACAAGAACGGCATTTATGTTAAACTCATATTTTCATATTCCCATGTTATCAGTAAGAATGGAGCAGCAGCCACAGACATATCAGGAAATGCTGGCGGAAATTTATGAAGAAAATGCCGATAACCAGTATGTCGTAAACCGATTTTACGAGGATGAAGATGTGGATGGGTTTGATGAAGATAAGTATTCTGAACTTGCGATCGAAGATAGGGAAGAATTCAATAAGTTTCAAGGTGACCGAAACAAACCTGAGCATGTCGTAAAACCTCCACCGTCCACAAATGAACAGGGTAAGTCATCGTATGCGTACAATAAAGATATTCGAACCACAATTGTGAACATCGACGGCCGTTTCCGTGAAACGTCCAATCCTAATGTCGCACGAGACACGCGATCAGCATGTGCCGCTCAAGCAGCAATTGTTTCGAATTTTGGTACATCGTCGGGAACGGAGTTTGCTATTATGTTGGGAAGGCAGTACAAGAACGTCTCATCGGTAAAGGTAACATCTTTAGAGCTGGAAAACAGTTTTTATACATTTACTGCTTTAGATCCAATAAGTGGAATTGGGCGAGATAATACAATATTCAATATTACACTGTGGCCATCCAATGATCAAACTATCGGAGTTACAGGTGTTACGGGACCTTCTGTAACTGTAACTATCCCTGATGGAAATTATGATCTACCACTTCTAACCTCCACAATTATTTCAAACACGATAAGTACCGTTTCTTCAGCATACGGAATGACTGGGACTACAGGATATACTGGAAACACCGGATACTTTTATTTTGGAATTAATCAAGATCCTCGTACATTGAAGCTCACAGTCACTTCAAATCACGAATTCAATATTGATTTTCCAGTGACAACTGATAATTTTACGAAGAACGGGTTAGGGTACAATTTAGGATTTTATAATTCGAATGATAATCTGTCCACGTATACCTCTCCTTACACATTAGTCGCCGATACAAGACCCGACGTTAAACAAGATTTTTATGTCTACATTGTTATCAACGATTGGTATCAAGTTCAACACCAGTATCCTGATCAAACTAAACTATCGGCATTCTTGAAAGTTCCCATAACGGTTCCTAAGTTCACAGTTCAGTACGATAACGTACAGTTAGATACGACTACTAAAGAGTACTTCTTCCCACAACCTACAAATATCCAAAAATTACAAATCAGTATTGTAGATACGTATGGTAAAGTACTAGATATGCACGGTGGATCGTTTTCGATGAGTTTAGCTATTAGTGAGATCCTTCAGTCAAATATCTATGAAAAATTGTTGCAGATCTAATAATGGAAAAGTCGGTTCTAGAGCAGATCCAGGATCCGTATGTCCCTAACCGATACAATATGACATCCACATCGCAGCAGTTTCCGGCACCGAAACACAGTGGTCCGGTACCGAACATGAGCGATCCTAGCATTCGTGATTTTGCGGCTCGGCCGTACAAGCTTTACACCGAAGCCCCTCCGATATTTGGAACGACGAATCGGTTCGATATGGTTGGGCATATTCATCAGGAGACGCCGCTGAATACCGTGTTTTTCAGCGATGCTAATGTGGATAAACTTCAGGCAGATATTCAGGCCCAAGTTCTATTACTCAGCGGAGGAAAGTACCATATTGATCGCCAGAATGATGACGATCTCAAAATCATTATGCGCAGCTACTACCTCATGTTTTCCGAGAACAATCCCAAGAACGTAGCTGCCGAACTTTCTGATCTGAATTCGCGTGTCGTGGGGTATGCTTCAGCCAAGGTTTATTCGGAAGTAGACTTTCATATGTTCTACCGCAAAGACATCGAGGATTTCGCACCAGCCATTGCAAACCCAATGAATCCTCACGTGTATGGTACGCGTACGGGTGAGCTGAAATCGTTCTTCTAAATATCTAATGGACGTGTGCCTATTTCACACTCGCACGTACGGAAAACTACATCAAACTCTTTATGTGTTTGAGCCCACTTGGGACTCATTCCGACCTATTACGAAAGTAGGCTGGGATGGTAAGAAGTTTTCGACTGACGAACCTTTCAAATCTAATTTGTTTTCGCCTTATTATGGGTTCGAAAGTCCGGAACAAAAAGAGTTATGCCGTGAATTGACCGAAGCTACTGAGCTGAATGGCCGAGAGATCATTGATCCTATCGAGTTCTGGAAGTGGGCTGGTATGGCAAGCGCTTCATGGTTTCGTGATCGTCCTTGTGTATTTCTTACCGAATGTACACCTAAAAATTGGCACGAGTACATTAAATATACTGGATCTCGTGGGAAAACGCTGAGGCGTCGGATTCCGTCTGGGCGCGTCACAAGGCGTTTAATCAGGAAATAAGTACTTTACAAAATGAAGGTGAACATCATTTCCAACTTTAAGTCGCGCACAGGACTTATGCACGACGTTCATATTTTACGAGGAATCTGGACATCGGTGTATGAAGACGCAAAGTTCTTTCGAGTTCATTATATGCTTCCTGAATGTCCGGATGCTGACGTAAACATATTCATGGAAGTCATTTCTCCTTTGCTGTTTCCGTATGCTGGAAAGAATATTTGGATCCCAAATCCGGAATGGACGTACAAGTCTTGGGTTCCGTACATTTCCCAAGTTGATGAGATTTGGGCAAAGACGCACGAGTGTTACGATCTGTTCAAGCAGTATACCCCTAACGTAAAGTACATTGGATGGACGTCTATGGATAAGCACTGGATTCCCGAAACCGACAAGAAGAATTACTATAAGGCGATTGTTCCGGTAGGCAAGAACATCTATCGCCACCCGAAACCAATTCTTCAGGCATACCAGCGTCTTCTGTCCAGACCCGAGCTTTACCGAAAGCTTCCTACCCTCCACATTCCTTATTCTGACAGCGATGTCACGATTATTGTGCCTGAAGATATTTCTTCAAAAGTTGTTCTGTACAAGAAACCTCTGACAGAAAACGAGTACGATGATCTGTTCCGCGAATGTGGACTGTGTATTTGTTTGTCGGTATCGGAAGGATTCTGCCATGCGGTGAACGAGGGATTATCGGCCGGATGTAACGTCTTGGTCTCACCTATTCGTCCGTTCCTAGAAGATGTCGCAGGACCGCCACAGTCTGGAGTTTTTTATTCTCGCGAGTCACGTCGTCTAGACCAGCCAGAGTGTCTTGGAGTGTTCGTAGACTCCGATGTTCGATCTATAATGGACGCACTGGAACTTTACTGCGACACGGATTTCAAGTACAAGCGTATCGGTTCTCAAATTTGTCGAGAACTGTACGGCACTCATCATCAATCATTTATTGACCGAATGAAGCTGATGCTTCCTACTCTAGATATCAAGCCGTATTCTCTCAAGGATACTTTGCCCAAGGAGGATGCGCTACCAGATGTCAGTATCGTCATGATCACAAAGGATCGGCGCATTTTTATGCCGGTGGCCAAGTATTCATACATGATCCAGTCATATCCCGAGAGCAAACTTGAGCTGGTGATTGTTGATGATGGAGACGATCCGATTGAAGATACTCTATTTGGAGTCCCGAACGTAAAGTACGTCCGTTGCGAAAAGATGACGGTGTCCCAGAAGCGTAATTTGGGTGTGAAGGAGGCGATGTATGATATTGTGGCGTTCATGGACGACGACGATGTGTACCCCAACAATTCAATCCTTCATCGCACGGCAATGTTGATGAAAGAGCCAAAGAAGGAGTGTGCCTTCTGTACTACGATTCCATGCTACGATATTTCCAACTATTCTTCATTTATGAATGTACCACCGATGACTTTGGAGCAGTCGAAGCGTGTATCTGAAGCTACTCTGATTTTCACCAAAAAGTTCTGGGAAGAGCGTGGGTTTCAGGATGATATTCAAGTAGGTGAGGGAGACGCATTCATTCACGGTCGTGAGCAAATGTGTCGCGAGTTATCGCCGCAGGAAGTTATTGTGAGTTTAGTTCATCCTCTGAATACTAGCTCGCGTCGTACTCCGACAATGAAGGAACCCAATGGGAATCATTACGGGTTCAATGAAAAACTGTTTGCGATGGTGTCCCAGATCGGCGAGGAACTGAAGGAGAAGGCTACACCTAAGCTAGATGCTTAGAAGAGGCCGAACACCTTGCGGGAGCGGCGGCTCTTGCGACGTCCAGCCGTCTTGCGGTGGCGGCGGCCGCCCAGCGCGGGGGCAGCAGCGGCATCCTTAACGACCTCGCCAGTCTTAGCAACACCATCTACGGCAGCCGGCTCGGCGCTGGCACCGCCACGCATGCGGAGACCCTTCTTGGCGAGCATCTTACGGACCGTCTTCTTCTTGACGAGGCGCAGGTGCGTCTTGACGCCCTTGCGGGAGCGGCGGCGGCCACCAACGGCAGCGGGGGAGAGAGCAGATGAACCACCAACAGCACCGTCCATTTTTGTTTTATACTCTTTCTAGGAGAAATTGTTTAGGCTGAGCAGGATTGGCAAGGCTCTACTGTAAATTTCTGTGCGGAGGCCGCGGCTTTTGTACGCAGATAATAGCATCCAGTTTTTAGACCCTGCTTCCATGCGTAAATATGCATCGAAGAGATCTTGGCATACGTAGGTTCCGTCAGAAATAAATTGAGAGACTGTGACTGGCAAATGAATGGAGCCCGATCTCTCGCCATATTAATCAGCGTCTTTTGGGGAATCTCCCATGCAGTCTTATACAGTTCCTTCAGATCATCGGGGATCTCCTCAATGTTCTGAATAGATCCATTATTGTTCATAATCTGTTCACGCGTCCATGAGTTCCAAAGTCGAAGCTTGATTAAGTCAGCAACGAGGTACTTGTTCACCACCATGAAGTCTCCAGCCAATACACGGCGCGTATACAGATTGGACGTGAACGGTTCAAAGCATTCGTTATTCCCGAGAATCTGTGATGTGGACGCAGTAGGCATGGGAGCTACGAGTAGAGAGTTGCGGATACCATACCGCTGCATATCTCGCCGCAGTCCGTCCCAGTCTAGGGAAGGATTGGACTCAACGTTCCACAAATCAAACTGGAACTTGCCCTTGGATGTCGGTGACCCTGAATATGAAGGGTAGTGCCCTGCCTTTTCAATTACGGGCATTCCGCGCCAATACGCTTCCGACGTAGCTGAGGCTGCAGTTTCAATACTAGACTGACAGGCTGCGTAATAGATATTTTCGAAGATATCACGGTTGAGTTTCTGGGCTTCGGGAGAAGACCAAGGTAGACGCATTAGAGCAAATACATCCGCCAGTCCCTGTACACCAATTCCTATAGGACGATTACGCATATTCGACGCACGAGTTTCGGGGGTAGGGTAGAAGTTCTTATCAATAACAATATCCAGATTTCGAGCGAGAATCGCAGTATACACCCGAAGCTTACCAAAATTGAACTCTCCATTCTCCACGAATTTCGGGAGTGCTAGTGAACCCAAGTTACATACAGCTGTCTCAGTCGGAGACGTGTACTCCATGATCTCGGTACACAGATTCGAAGACTTGATCGTACCCAGATTCTGCTGATTCGACTTAGAGTTAGCCGCGTCTTTGTAGCACAAGTAAGGATTACCCGTCTGAATCTGACAGTCAAGAATCATCTGCCAGATCTTCTGAGCCGGAACAGTCTTTCGTCCAAGTCCTTCGGATTCGTACTTCACATACAGTTCTTCAAACTTCTCGCCCCAAACTTCGTCAAGACCGGGGCATTCCTTGGGACACATTAGAGTCCAGTCTCCATTGGACTCGACCCGCTTCATGAACAGGTCACAAATCCAGAGTCCGTAGAATAGATCGCGTGCCCGATCTTCTTCGGCACCCTGATTGAGGCGAAGACGCAAGAAGTCCTCAATGTCCGCATGCCACGGCTCTAGATAAATCGCGAACGAACCGTTGCGCTTTCCACCCTGGTTAACGTACTTAGCGGTATCGTTAAACACTTTTAGCATAGGAACCAAGCCAGTAGACTCGCCGTTCGTACCGTGAATCTTCGAGCCACGAGCACGAACATTATGGACAGATAAACCAATCCCACCTGCCCACTTAGAGATCTGGGCACAATCGCCCAAAGTCTTATAAATCCCCTGAATTGAATCATCAGCCATTTGAATCAGGAAACATGATGATAGCTGAGGAGTTTGAGTTCCTGAATTGAATAGGGTTGGGGTTGCGTGAATGAAGTACCCTTGAGAAAGAGCATCATACGTTTCTTTCACCTTCATGAAGTTATCCCTGTGAAGCTGGATAGCTACACGCATCCACATATGCTGCGGACGTTCTACTGTCACACCATCAACTTTCAGAAGGTATCCACGCTCTAGAGTCTTGAACCCGAAGTAATCGAACACGAAGTCACAATCGTAACAGATCATGTCCTGATACTTATCGGCGTTCTTACACACAATATCATGATACTCATCTGAGATAATCTGAGTCTTGCCGTGATACAGTTTCTCTACACATTCCAGCAAAGTTGTGGGGGTTGTCTTGTGGTGATTATCAATAACGATATGCGATGCTAGCTTACCGTAATTGGGATGGTACCGCGCCTGCATCATCGCACACGTTTCTGCAGCAAACTCGTCAAGCTTCGACGTGGGCATTCCATCCGTAAGCTGATTGCAGACCTTCTGCGCTACCAAATCTGGATTGACATGCTCTAGGCCGTCCGATAGTTTCCGGACACGCTGGAGAATCTCGTCAAATGAGACCGGAACACGATCACCATTGCGCTTTGTTACGTACATATGGTCAGCCATTTCTTTGTTCATCTGTAAACTTAAGTCAACAAAATTCGTTTCTAGGGCGAAGCGAGCTGGACAGAGATATGCATAGATTCAAGTTCACGTAAGAAAAGACCCGCAGAATACGGTATCTCTATCTTTTTGCCTTGCTGGTCCGAGGTCGAATCTAAATTTCCAGTTTCTTCCTGTAATAAAGTCTCAGATTTATCGGAGCGCTCCATCATACTTTCGTTGAGGAACTTGGACATTCCGTGTGAAATAATTGAATCGCGCTCCATTTCTCCAATACGCAATCCACCATCATTCGCACGTCCTTCTAACGGCTGATGAGTTAAAAGCGTCTTTGGTCCACGAGCACGGTAATTGATCTTGTCATCTACCATCAGTTTGAGACGCAAGTAGTAAGTAGGACCAATAAAGATCTCAGCATCCATCATTTCTCCTGTTTCGCCGTTGTACATGATTTCGTGACCGTAAGGATGCATTCCCAATTTAAGAAGAAGATCTTTCATATCGGAAATACGGTTCTGAGTCGCGAACGATGTAGAATCTACTAAGGATCCAACTTCAATACCAGCTTTGACGGACATCGTTTCAATGAACTGGCCGATCGTCATGCGGCTTGGGAAAGCATGAGGATTCACGATCATGTCTGGGCGTAACCCTGAGGCCGTGAAAGGTAAATCCTCTTCGACCATTCGAATACCGATAGTTCCCTTCTGACCATGTCGAGAACAAAACTTGTCCCCTAAGACTGGACTACGTTTCTCGGCTACGCGTACCTTCACTCCACGTAAGCCCTCTTTCGTAATATACCGATACACTCCATCAACAATACCTTTCTGTCCGCGTTTAGGTTTACCACTCTTGTCACGATAATTCACGACTTCCTGTTCGTTATTTGAGATTGGAGTCACAATTCCTACCAAAACTGTATCATCTCCAACTTCTGAATTTACTTTAATAATTCCATCTCCGTCAAGTTTCGTGTAATCCATTCCTTCTTTAGGAATTACAGTTTCGCGATACCGAGGATCGGTCAATATATTTCCAAACAGAGTATGGGTTTGAGCCGCAGGATTAATCATCTCTTCAACGATATCGTAAGAATGGTAGTATATGGTATCAAAGAGACCACGCTTGAGAGCAGAATCATTAATAATTACTGAATCTTCCTGATTGTATCCTGAATAAATACCTAAGGCTACAATGATGTTGTCGCCATACCCCAAGCAGCCATCCTTACCCAAAATATGCCGTGTCGTCCATGTCTGGGATAGCGGGAGCTGGGGGGTATTCATCCATACGGCCATCGTATCGAACCGTTTATTGAACGCGGTATTGTGCCACCCACACGCATGTTTTGATTGCTGACACGAGAACATATTGCGCGGTGCCTGATTATGATCGGCATTTGGGATAACACTTCCTGAAGCCGAAAAAATCGTAGATCCATGGATTTCCGATAAATGAGTATCCGAAAACGGTTCCATCCGAATACGCAAACACTCAACTTCTTGAGGATCTATGTAATCCATAATTTTGTTATCAAAGTCTGCCCACTTAGAAACACGTTTCACGGCTTCCGGCTTTGTTCCTTCACGGTACAGTGGACGAGTCGCACGACCAGCATCTGTCCAAATGAAGTACTCGTTATCTGCGCGGTTCCAGCACAGCGAAATGAACTTCGAGATTTCGCGGTTTCGGCGTTTCTGTAGCGTGTCGTAGTGGAAGTCTTCGGTATTACCAGTAAATACTCCTACCATATCGGCATTCACAAAAACTTTAGTCCACATCGGACTGAACTTCCCCGGATGAATAAGATTGGTAGGTTTGAACGTCTTAAATCCAGTCACAATATCATTCATCACTTTTGCCGGAGTTGTGGTTGTAATTGTAGATAAAAGAGTCATAGACTTAATCATTCCTACATTTCCTCCGTCTGGGTTATCGGATGGACACATATACCCCCACGAACTTCCGTGTAAGCGACGAGCAGCGTACGCTTTTGTGTTCTTGTCCATATCCAAGTTCACACGACGTAACATAGCTATCGTTCCAACATACGAAACTCGAGTCAGTTCTTGGCAAATACCGTCCTTGCCTCCCCACTTCCCCTTGTAAGACTTCTCAATTTCATTCAGCATAGTGTAAGATTTCCAGTACTGATTAGGACCATCGCGAGTTAAGTTTATCAATTTCTTGTTTGCATATGTCTGTCGCTCAAACTCGATGCGCTCGTCCATACGAAGAAGCATATTGTTAGCGACTAACTTGTAGATCCTCCGGAACTCTTCAAAACATAAGTCTCCAGAAGCGTACAGACGCTTGTATCGGTAATGATCACGGTCGCTCTTGGGTTTAATATCCAGAGCTACATCCATAGTCATCTTCAGCATCTGACCCAGTAGGTAAGCTTTGCGGCGGTAGAGCGATGCGGCACTCTCGCCTTCATGAGGTTCGCAGTGCGAGAACAGATCGTTGTACAAGTTCACGTAGACGGCTGCTTGAGTGGGTGTACGGCACACGCGCTTGAGAACTAGAAGATTGGCATCTTGAGTCTGATCTTCTTCTTTCTTCATTTCGTCATTTAAGAACTGCTGGTGCGACATCGTGATTTCAGCAAATATTTCGTCATATATTGTGCGCTCATCTTCAGGAATACCGGCAAAAATTGTATCGTAAATATCTTTGTCTGTAGTGACTCCCAAAGCATAAAATAAGCTAATAACTGGTACGGGTTTGTTGAATCCGTGTACCTGAATAATGCATAACCGTTTATTGTAAAATTCCGTGAAGTTTTCGGTTTTTGCGATTACATTTGGATCATTTGGGCGAGCATTCTTTGGTGGGAGAATCATGAAGTGAAAATAAGGGCCGTTTGTTCCAGACTCATTGATAGTACGAATACCGGCTACGTATTCATCGGGCTCACCTTTAGTAGCGCCTTCGACCTTGGTAGACACTTCTTCCGCTTCTACCCGTCCAACAACGGGAGGGAGAGATGCTGAAGATTTAGGACGTTTAGAAGCGTACATCATGTTATCGGCTAATCGTTCCTGCGTGAGCAAGACCTTTTCCGCTCCGCCAACAATAAAGTACCCTCCGAGCTCAAATTTACACTCTCCGGCGGCTGAGAGTTCATCTGAGCTCATAGCTGTAAGATAACATAACGGACTCTTCAACATTAAAGGGAGCTGACCAATGGAAACATCTTCAAATGTTTGGGTCACGGTCTCGTCGGAAAACACATACTCGATGTCTACAGTGGCTTTGATTTCGAATGTGTACGTCGTATTATCAAGACGGCAAGCATGAGGAAGAACAGCTGATCCTGAATCGTCCGTACGAGGATAGTAATGGATCTTATCTCCGGCCTTCCCACCTATGTACACGTGAATCTCGCGTCCGTCTGCTAGAATACGACCAATATTTGGATTCCAACCACGAATGAAATTGGGAATCTTTGTGCTCAATAAATCCGAGAAGGAATCAAGGTGGTGTCGAACTAAAGGATTTGGAGTGTCTTTGAAATATGTTTCTATGACGTGCCTCGCAACTTCCATTACTTTCTCAGCAGAAAAACAAGAATGGTCCTTACCGAAATCCTTGTTGCGGTTATTGTAACTTTAGGATTACTGGCGCTGTACAAGTACGTCATAAACCCCCAGATGGTTATACCGGCTGGCAAAGGTTCTCCATGTCCTGATCAGTGGTCCTTCAATGTAGGAAGTGGAATGTGTGAGCCCCAGTACACGACGACATGCGGGCCGTTTGATCCTAAGACCCCGACACTTCAAACCCCAGAAGCCAAGTGCAACTTAGCACATACTTGTGGAACTGATTGGCCGGCTAACTGCCCTTAATTTAGACATACCAAATCTAAAAGTATAAATGAAAATTGTTGACGGGTTTATTTTTTATAACGAACTAGACCTTCTATCATACCGGTTGACTATTTTAAACGATGTGGTAGATTATTTCGTTATTGTTGAATCCACACATACTCATGTGGGTAATCCCAAACCCTTATTTTTTGAAGAGAACAAACAGAAGTTTGTACAATTTAGTCATAAAATTGTCCATATTATCGTGGAGGACTTACCTTTTAAAGCACCTAATATCAACTATCAAAAGAGCGAACAGTGGCTAAACGAACACTTCCAACGCAGCGCTATTAACCGTGGTTTTGATGAGATTTCATTGGATGATGAAGATTATGTAATGGTTTCAGATCTTGATGAGATTCCAGATCCTAATGTGTTGAAACGTATCAGGGATGGAACTAAGATAATTTCGGCTGCAAAGTTTGGTATGGATCTTTATTACTACAATTTGGTATCAAAGTTCGAAAATTTAGTGTGGAATAATTCAATCATTCTATCGTATAAAACGTTTAAGGAGTTAGGTGTATCTTGTCAGCAACTCCGCTTTCATCGTTGTGAGTGTATATATCCTGCCGGATGGCACCTGTCTTACTTCGGAGATGTGAAGTTTATTAAAAATAAGATTAAGGAGTTTGGTCATGTTGAACTTAATCGACCAGAAGTCACAACAGATGAGAACATTGAAGAAAGCATCCAAAACTCAGTAGATGTATTTCATAGACCAAGTGAGAAAATTGTAAGAATACCTATTTCGGAAAATAGCTATCTACCACCGCAGTATGATATATATTTGTCAAAGTTTCTTGGTTGATGCGCATACCGAGAATCGAACTCGGGTACAGGCCTTATAAGAGCCTGGGACTAACCACTATCTTATATGCGCATTATTAGTACTCGTAACACGTTTAGATTGTTTCAAAATAGACAAGTAATGTATTCCGAAGTTTATCGCCCAACAATGTTGACCGATGTTATCGGATACCGTGAAGAAAAAGAGTCCTTACGAAAGTATCTTGAATCCAAAGATTTTCGTAAGTCAATTATGTTATCAGGTCCACCCGGAATAGGAAAAACTACATTAGCTTTGGCAGCAGCTCGGACTTACGGGTTCGATCCGCTTGAAATTAATGCGTCCCGCTCAATCAGGAGCTTTGAAGATGTAGAAAAAATCAAGGATGCTTGTCGTTCTGCCGTGAATATACATTCATTTATTCGCGGCGAGACGAGTCGTAAGACGTGTGTCATTTTAGACGAAGTTGATGGATCTGACCCACATGCCCAAAACAAGATTGTTGAATGGATTAAAGATCCTACGCGTAAAGTCCCTATTATTTGTACAGGTAATGAATTACCCACTATTTTCAAACGAAACACTGAACATATTGAGACTCTAAGGTGTTTTCCACCAAGAGCAATGGACTTACAGATCTTTTTCCCGCAGCACGATGTATCCACATTAATGAAAGATTGTAACCATGATGTTAGGCGGATGCTTCATAGAATCCAGTATGGTGAATCATATGTTATTCCTCGGTTTGTGAGTCCTCCGACTGGGTTGGCAGTGGAGCGGATGTTCGTAATACGTCAGTCGATGTTTGGCCTTCAGGACCCGTTTCACGAATATCGTGGCGACAGACTGGACATCGGACACTCATTGAAAACCAGTTCACGATACAAGACCGATGATACTCATGCCGACAAGCCCGAATCCGTGCCCCGCCAGAAGAAATCGCCTCTTGGCAAATCGCGCAAGGAGAAGAAGCCGTCTGTATAGTTTCTAGACCGGCATTGATCTGATTTGTGCTGGCCGTTACATTAACCGGATCCGAAAAGTTACGAGGCACTGCCCCTACTCCAGTGGGTATAGTTACCGTAAGAAGAGCTTGGGTTAGATCTCCGTAAATCTGGGTTGCATGAATACGGTTCACAAGTTCCAGAACCAGATACTCGGTATTCAAAAATCGAGCTACAAGCGTAGTTCGGGCAGGAAAATTGATAGATCGAATTGTGTCATTACACAGGAACTCAGTCCGAGCTTCCATCATTTCATGGAGAAGATCAATGATACGCTCGTTCATTTCCATTTATTACATGAATCGTTTAAAACCACTAGCGTTTTGTAAAGTATGAATCGAGTCGTGTTTGGATTGGCTTGCCTTGAGCTTTTAGCATGTAATCTGCACTCATAAATAGAAGACTGTCCAAGTCGATCTCTTTGAGTTTTAGAACTCTCAAGGTAGCGTCTTCTTCATCTACTCCATCTTCAAGAAGATCATTCATAATATTTCCATAATTTCTAAGTGGTCGGTATCCATCAAGCTGTTCAATAGCCAGCGCAAACAATTGTGCTACTGGATTCTTAATCTGGTTTGTGATATAGAATTCTACATCTGGTTTCATCTTCTTTTCACGAACGTAATCTACATGTTCAACGCGATCACCCTGTCTCTTCTCCTTTTTAAGAGCATCTACAAATATATAAGATAACCTATCACCCACTTGAGGTTTATTTCCCTTATCGCGGGCTTCCATACGGTCAGCTAGAACCCTATGAACTGGAAGAGTTGCAGGTCCTTCGTAATCTTCTTTCATCGCTGCATAATCATCTCGCAGCTGCTTTGAAAGAATAAATTTTTCCAGAGGATATTCGTTCTTCACAACTTTTACAAGCATTTCTTTTACGAACTTCTCGGCAACTTTAACGTCACGATATTCCATCAAAGAGTCAAGAGCTCCTCCATAAATATCCTTGACGATCGGGGCACTATCGCGTCTCTTCAGTGCAACGCCCATGGTCTTGCGCTTACACTTTGTTACGTCGTCTTCGTACATCATACCGACATATCGTTTACGGCAGAACAGAATGAACGGATAGAACGTTTTCTCATACTCGATCTTATGCGCCTTTCGTCCCGATGCTGTAATTCGTTCAGCTGCCTTCTTACCTAACTCAATACTTTCAGCCAGATCTTTCGTGGCAAACTTGACGAAGATAGAGTCTGTGTCTCCATACACAATCTCTCCCCCAAATTCTGTTTCTACGATCTTCTTAGCATCATATATTTTCTGTCGCCCCACTGCCGTCGTACATGCCGCAACCTCTATCTTGCGAATAGGCGAGGTGCGCGAACCGCACTGACCGTACACTGAATTAGCCACAACCTTGTATGCCAACTGAAGACCATTCAGTACTGACTTTTGAGCATCGTCCTCAGTTTTTTCCATCAATTTGCGAGTTTCCTTACGTTTCTTCAGTAGAAGATCTAGAGTTAGAGGCAGAACTCCTACGGTACGAGGATCAGAGTTTGGCTGGACGAATCCACATACGACACGACCATTAGGAACTTTATCGTCTCCGAACGTATCGTATGATACTTCATCAATCTTGTACCCTTCGGCAATAAGGTCAGCACCGTCGGGTCCTTCATGCTTAAGCTTCTTTCCGGCGGCTGAGAATGTTTTCACATACACCAGAGTATCCGGCGATAGATTGTATGCGATCATGTTGGACGGGTACAGCGAATTGAAATCAAGAACAGGGATTGGCTGGTCTAGATACATCCCAATCTTAGGAGGAAGGACGATAGCACCTTCGTACGAGGCATTGCCTTCTAGACCTTCCTGCGTCATGATGATCTGGTTACGTTTAGAAGCATTGTAGACTACGGCTGAGTAAATCTTGATACCCTGACCACGTAGGAAGATGTACTGGACTGGAACTCTGCATACGTCAGACATTCCGCGAGCATTGACAAGAGTATCTAGCTTAGCCATAAGAGTCAGAACAAGATCGCAGTCCTGAATACAGTACTTCGCAATCACAGCTCGGTCATCTGCCGATCCGCGATGAGATGCGAACATTTCTTGAGCTGACGTATCGTCTTTCGAAAACGACCATTCTAGCTTAGAGATTTCGTCTGGATTCAAATCGTGTAGAATCTGAGTGTCTGACTTGACGATAAATGACCTATCTTCTTTTTGGACAACTTGGAACTTTTCTCCTTCCCGATAAGGATTTGTAGTATTTGTCATAACATCAAACCTAACTAGGTTTCCTACAAACAGACCACGAGTACTCTTCGTATAAATCTTGATAGTCAAGTCATCAATACGTTCAATTTTTGTAACCTTGTCGCGCAGGAATGTGTTTGCTACACTATCCAACTTATAAGAATCCAAGTTTTGTTCGCGCCGGACGCTGAGAAGCAGATCTACAGCCAACCTACCATCAATCTCCAAATACCGAACTGCAAACTTCCCAGAAGCCAGTTCAAATGTCTTTTTTACCGTAGGAGCACACTCGGAATTCTTCCACTTATTTTCGACACGGCCTAGACGAAGAGTTAGGTTACGAAATTCTGCACGATCGGCAATATATCCATCATCAAAGCCGAATGTATTGTACCCTGCCAAGATATCGGGATTCTCAAACCTTACACACTTCTGAAACTCTTCAAGCAAATGCTTCTCGTTACGACAGCTCACAAACGTAACTGTGTCATCCTTAGAAGGAGTACATGTTCCTGACACGAAGACGAAGCGCTTGTACGAAGTGAGCATGTCGTCAGTGTACCGAAAGCTCACTCCAATCTGAATAATCTCGTCTTCAGGGTTTGACGAGACTGGAAAGTTTCCAGATGCCGAATACGTCTCGATATCATATGCAGCGGCATACAATGGGATATTGGCACTGGGTTCAGGTGTAATATCTCTGTAATCCACCACGAACATGACATCTACATTCTCATCATCGTCCGGCTCTTCTTCATCACCTTCAAACGAAATCGGTGATGCTGGAGAAATGTCTAGCTCATGAAACAGTCGAATGAATGGAGGAAGATTAGCTTCATAAATATCTTCAAGACGAATCTTCCGATCTCCAATCTTCATTCCATCTTTGAGAGTTTTCAGAGCTGTCTTGAACATCCAAATTGCCGGAAACACAAGCTTCCAAACCTTGATTGGTTTCAGTCCACTGAAACCTCGCATAGCATCCAGCTTGAATTCCTGAGTAATTTTTAGTCCTCGCATAGACTTACCCCAAGCAGCTTCAATAGCGGAATGAATAATTTGTGGCGTTTCACCATCTACTGATCGGAGATAGAAGTAAGGCTGGAATCCAGTAAGCCGGACTTTTGCGACGCGATCGTCATCCAGTCTACCAAATACATCAACAACGTACTTATAGTTCGCATCGTTCTCCAGCCAATCACAAGGTTGGAGCAACATAGTTACTTAAATTAACTTCGGATGAGTTAAATTCGTTTTATAGTAATAAGATGTCGTCTAACTATGGACTACCGTTCATGTACGCCAACACTCGGCAGGGTGAGGCTTCTCGAGATGTAGCTCAGAATGAAGCCAATACGGCCGGACTGAAGTCAGCTACTCCTTCCGGATGTGGAAACGATTGGGCGGTAGCGGCATCCATTCCCGGTCTAATTCCTCACGGTAACTACGGCAATTCTCCTGAGGGAGGATGTGCGATTGATACCCATTCTGAACTTCTGTTCGGTGCTCCCGGAACGGTTCGTATGAAGGGACCCAAACAGGTATTTGCTCGCCCGTTCGCAACAACGCCTAACCTTGGAATGGGAAGCTTAGAAGGCATTGATGATCAGAGCCGTGTTATGTTCGGACATTCGACTGCGAATCGGAAGAGTATTCAGACGGTAACAGACAAGCAATTTCCGGTATTTGAGCCTCTAATTGAAGAGCGGGTTGCTGACATTCCTGACCATAATTACTTTGTTGAACCGTTCCTGCGTGGTGGTTATTCTGCGCGTCTGGTGCCACGAAGCCGCGTGGATTTAACGAAGTAAGTCGCTCATCATCCATCTTCTTAAGAGTATCGCGTAATGTCTTAATCTGCTTTTCTTCTTCAGTATATGTCCTTACTGGCCGTATAGCCTCATAGTATTTCCGAGCCATGTTTTTAGCGGGCGGTAGTAGTTTATCGACCGCATCCTCAACATCATTGGTTTCCGCATACACCCGCATCGCATCATCTTCGGAACATCCGGTCAATTCAATAATTGTCTGGATGTGGCTGTTCATTTTTGTTGTATGAATGTAAATAACCTTAAGATGCGTTTCATTGATGCGCTCTGCCCGCCCGCCCTTCTCTACCTTCTGTACATTGCGGTACACATAGGTCTGGATCTGTCATTAAGCTTATACGCTACCGCTGCCGCGAAGGTAGTGATGGGTGTGGCCGGTGTTGTGATTCTAGATGCCCTGTGCTCGGTTGACCTTGGAGTAGTTTCTTGGGCGATTGTTGCGACACCGTTTATCATGGTCGCACTCGCCACGTCTATCTCCTTAGGTTTAGGTATTGATCGTCAGGTAGGACTTGCGATGCGTGAAGGGTTTGCGTCTCTAACTGGAGATAACTTGAAGAACCGTGACCGCCTAGTATCTACTCTGAAGGATGAGGTAGGTGCTCTACCGCTTTCACAGGATTCAACTTACTAAAGTAAATGCTCTTTATTACATGGCTATATCGTCAGTTCTTCCATTGCTGTCGTCGAATTGACACCTTTTTGTTTTCTCCAGAAAAGGTAGTTGATAACTTTGTTCCTGTAAGTACGCTTCCATGGCTTTGGGTAGGTTCTAAGCATGAGAATGGTTCTGTATTTGACCATACCAATCAGGTAAACGAGAACGTAGAGTTTGGTATGCGTGTTACCACGGAATGGCTAGACGAAGTGTTTAATACAAAAAATGTTACTTGGCTATATCTCGATCCCAAGACGTTAGAAGAGACGGAATTTCCTTCAGATGGGTTTGTAATAGATGATCCCGAACCAACAGACAGTGAAAAATCGGGTGACTCCGCAGATCCTTTCAACGATCATACTGAGTAGGTCTGACTATTTTGAAACTGCTGAAGAGTTCATTGAAATGAATAAGGTATTTGTAAAAGATACTTTAATTGATCGTGTGATGCTTTGGATTGATATGGTTATAAGTCCCTTAATCACTCTGATTTCAGCAGTATATTATGGGGAAGCCCCGTCTATATTCAGCGTGATGGGTCTTTATAAGACATTTAGTATGTGGAACGACTGGATTTATTATCAGATTTTGAAGTCGGAAGTTCACGAATGGACAAGTATTGTCAAATCCATTGGTGGTCCTTTTATTGCTACGAATGATCCAGTATATCATGTATATGTGTATGCCGATGGTATGCAGCGTATACATTACGCCTGCTGGGGCGGCGCACCATCCTTACCGAAAAACTGACTGAACGTCTTGAGAAGTTCAGCTCCCTGCTCGATCGCAGGTTTCATCTCAGATAACGAACCCATTAACTCCTTCTGAAGTCCCATGAGCTCTTTGGTGTCGCGGCGCATACCACCAATCTGCTCGGGAGTTAAATTACGATATGCATGTAGAATCGTTGTACCTACATCTACATGCGGATCATTCGTCTTCGGAGGCGCAGGCTGAGGATCGTCATCTTTAGACTTCCCCTTTCCCTTCTCGTGCTTCTCATCCTTCTCTTCCTTATCATCGAACCCTTCATACGTATGCTTCGTGACCATTGAGATTAGGTACACAAGCACTAGGCCAACTAGAACAGATAACGTATGGCTCAGCTTACCAACGTGGTGAGCAAGGATGTATCCTAAAATCACCCAAGCAATTGTTGCAGCAAGTTGGCGCTGGTACAAATAAATTGCCACTACGGCAAAAAGTAGACCGGCAATCAATGTGTCCATTATTTACTTAGTCGTTATAAAACTTCCGGAATTCTTGAGTGAGTCTGCGCCATAGTTATTAAACTTCCCACCCGTAGGAATACCGGGATTATCGCGAGACGTTACACCCGTGTAGTTTGGCATACCAGCTACACCCTCGCCACCAAAAGAGGCTGAAACACCGCCGTACTTGCCACCACCACGCATCTTACGGCGACGAGTCTTGCGGGACTTCTTAGATCGCTTCGGTTTACGGCCTGCGCCTAGAATAGCGTTATTTCCGCCGCGAGCCCCATCGGCTACAAACTCTCCCATCTCAGAGCTGCGCCCCCAGTTTGCTGCTCCAGTCGCTAATGCACCGTCAAATCCATAGTATCCTCCGCGCATCTTGCGACGGCGAGTCATACGTTTTTTAGCAGAACCCTTACGAGCCATTTAATCTATAGAAGGAATGTTTTCCAGAATCGTCCAAGACCCATCATCGTTCTTAGAACATTTGAGTTTGAAGGTTGATCCTTTCGAACGCAAGAATACAGACGTTTTCAGATTGGGAACACGAAGGTATCCTCCACCCGAAACTTCGTAACAATCTGGAATAGGTAGCTTTATGATTTCTTGACGATCATCTGAATCTACAAAGTATCCATGCTTACCCGGTTCATCTGGATGTTCCTCGTATCCTCTAATTTTATGAGTCTTATTCAGATCCTTCTTGTGAATAAACTGAGCTGAGAATTTAGAAGGGTATATGAATGTATCCATAAGATCTTTTAACCAATGATATCTCTGTTCAAATGTCGAGCAAGCAAATACGCAGTTAGAATTGAAGATGAATATATCAGAAATCACGAATTCAAATGGACCCATCTTTTCTGCACGTAGAAATGTGTCTCCACAAATACGTTCATCGACAATACAGGGAATACGACGACACTCCTGTGCGGTCATCCAAAGACACACGGGAATAGCGTTTTCGTATGTAAATATGATCCATCCTGAAGTTCCAGTTGTTTGGGGAACACTGAAAGTTTTAAGGCAGGTCTCGGGGATTGACCGTTTGAAGACCAGCCGGGAGCTGGGTGTCCACGCGTAAAGAGTCTGAAGTTGAGTTGCGCGGCTCATACTCCGGTAATTTTAGTTCCTGAGTTGACTGAGTTAAAGCCGGTTCGTTTTTCATCTGCTGAGGCGGTCCCTGCTGGAGAAAAGGTGAATGAACAGGAGGTGGCGGGGGAGGCGCCTGCTGAGTCATTTGAACAGGAACATTCCGGTAAATAATCTGGGGCTCCGGAGGATACAGTACCCGTGTAGCTACGTAAGCAAAAATCTGTAGTATGGCTAGGACACATATAGTGGCCAGCGCGATGTACAGAACATCTAATGCTATCATTTGTTGTTCGGGTAGTTTTTTCAGACCTCGTCTATAACGTACAACTCCGAGTACTGGTTCCCTACCTCCATCCACATTTTCTTATGGTTGAACACTGAAAGTGTCACTGGTTCACTGTACATAACCTTTGCTGGAACTACACCTTCCCACGGTTGTTCAGTGTATTCCAGTATATCTGTATCCGTTGTCACAAAGTGACGGCGAATCTTCACTTGGGGGATATAAGCCCAACCATCATCGCACCATAGGACCTGTACTTCCTTTGTTTCCCGTATGGCCGGCAGTTTGAATGGGACCTTCCGCCCGTTGTACCGCTTGATTCTCATTCTTTATATGTATTGATGCTAGTCCCATTTGAATCCGTATTTCCGCAGATTTCTGGATGATTTCACAGAGATAGAGGGTATCAAATAGAGCATTATGGAGTTGTTCAGATTTTGGTGGATGACCTAACACTTTCTCATACAATTCTTTTAGTTTAGGATACTTGTACCCATACCGCCCTGGAATCTTACACATTGCTTTACCTATTTCCATCGTACACAACTTTCTTATCGGGAATGGCTTGAAGTCTTTCATACCTAAATCCCAAATGATGGCATTCATCACAACATTCAAGTCAAACTTTAAATTGTGAGCAACCATTATGTCACACTGTTCGCAATTGAATGCTTCCATAACATCCTGAAGCGGGATTCCAAACTCCAATGCTTTGTCTTGTGTAATCCCATGAATACGAGACGATTCTTCAGGGATTGTCCACTTACCAGGTTTCACTATATAACAATGCGTCTTCATAACAGTATTCGTAGCAGAATCCAGAACAGCCCAAGAAATGGACACAATGTGTGGCCAGTTGTTAGGAGATTGAGGAGCCGATAAACTTGAATCTACGGGGAGACCCGTAGTTTCGGTATCAAACACTAAGATCTTCATTCTTAGTTTTGGGTGTGCGGATTTAAACAATTTCGTTTTACGCGGAGTGGAGGAGGTAGTATGCTACTGCTCCGAAAACTACTGAGTGTACGGCTAGACCGTACGTTGTCGGGCACCCGCCACTTGAAACGCGTAGTGTCTCAACGTAATGGGGAGCAACCATTCCAACAACTGTGCTTACTAAACGGTCAACAAGGCCGTAAGTCATTGGAGAACTGAGTACAAAGAATAGAACCGCGAGCGTGAAGCAGTGAACAAACTTCTTGCTGAACATTTACTAGGTCACGAGAAAGTCTTCTGAGTCTGAATAATTGATTTAAGCCATTCTGGTATATTTTCCACTATTCCTTTCACTGTCATAATGTCTTGTGGGACTGGGTAATGAATATCCAGTGTGTTGCTTTCGCATATAAAGAGACACGCACACGTTAGGAAACATATGCGTTGTTTAAGAAGACTTGGGTTCCATCGTAAACAATGAAGTTTATACAATGCGTCGACGTACGGTGATAAGACACCAGCTTGTGGCGATGACCTAGCTGCGTATTGGACAATATCCCAAAATACCCAGACAACATGCCTAGAATGTTCGTCTGAAATGTAGGGATTGGGACGGTAAGCACAAAATAAGGTTTCTTTACGAGTTTGTTTGTACACGCTGGCAAATTTAAGAATCCACGAAATCCAGTAAAGAGCTCGAGTACAATCTCGTGATTCGGGACGTAAGCAGTAAGCTAGTTCATTCAATGAAACGTACAAATCCAATGGGTCTTCTTCTTTCACTAAATGCCGAACATAATTCGACGATGGAGCTTTCAAGTTCTCCGTAACCGTTACTTGCTGGAAATCGTGTTCGGGTTTAATTGATGGAAGTGATGGCAATTTATTTTTTCGAGTTAGAGCTACTGTTGCTGAAGCTTCACATACTAAATTCCTGACTGTAATGTTGTTACGCATATCCGTCATGGCTAGAACAGAGTACTGGCCTTCATAAGGCGCAAACTTTTCGTAAGCTTGAACTAGATACAGAAATACATTCGGAGCTGCGCGGTTAATATGTTTAGCCGAAGACTCAAATAACGTGGTCCACAAAGAATGGACGAGTCCAGAACATAGAAGTTCTAACGTCCAGTAACAAGCGTAATCTGCGTGACCTAATTTAATATTCTCGTCCAGAACTTTGTAGACGTGTGTCCGCAAATGTCCAGAGAAAGTAAATTTTTGAAAATCCATAACTGTTCGTCCGTCGCTTACAACGACGTTCATTACTTAGTAAAATATACGAGATACTGATACTCCTTACCGCATCTGACCAAATCTACGCTTTCAACATGCGTGAATCCTGATGTACGAATAATATTGATCATACGTTCTTTTGAAGGCATATATAAAGACAGTTTGTTCTCACGGTACTTAATACCGTTATTGTTTGAAGGATCGTAGTATGAGAATACTTCATCGTATGAAGCATCATCTTCGTCTGCCTTCTTCTTGAGTTTGCCAGTATACTTGAACTTATCAAAATAGACTATCGATTCAGTCTGTCGTTCAAGGTTGTACTTCTGTAACGAAAAAGCGGCGAATGGCGATGACAGGTCATGTAGAGGATCAAACTTATCTGGATCAACCATATGTACCACAAAGTATCCTCCGGGCTGAAGCCATTGGTAAGCATTGTCCGAAAGAATACGAGGGTTCTGGAACATGTATATTGAGAACCCTAAAAGCAAGCAATGACTGAATGATTTGGGTGGGTAGAGTTGTGGTAAGGATACGTCACCCTTATTGAATTTAGCTGAAGGGCACCGTTCACGGGCTTTAGTCATCATGGCATCTGAGGTGTCAACACCTACATAAGAAACTCCCAAATCTCTAAAAAACTGAGCATGAGTTCCAGTTCCACAGCACATATCAAGAACACGTACTGATGAAGTTTCACGATCTGCTAATGAAATATCCTGTATCGATACTTCTTCGTACTTAATACGTTCATTGGAATTCCAAAGTGAATCGTAGATAGCGGCATACATCTCGTCATAAATTTCAGAGTCATGTAACTCTTCAGACTTTCCATCTTCGAATCCTTCAATGGATGAGTACCATACGGTGAGACCATACATTAAGAATACAAGAACAGCTAGGAAGATATAAGCTGTCTCCATTAGTTTTACTTTAGACGATTTCCTCCTATAATTGAAGGCGGAGGAGACATGTACTTGCGATACTTTGAATACGCTAAGAATAAAGCGGCAATACCTAGAACAGCTATAAGAAGGTAGAGTATTATGCCTAACAGATCAACTTCGGTTGTAGGAACACCAGATAAATGCCATTGGCGTTCCATGATATCGGCTTTCGTTTTTTCAGCTTCGTAATCCTTCTGCAGAAACGGCATATTGCCATCGGACTTTAAGGATTTAGCTAAATCAGCAAACTGACTCTGTGAGTTCAACTGTGTAGTAAGGGACTCGTACGTATCGCGATACTGAGATAATAAAGGTTCAATGGTGTGTTTTGCCATACTCTCTTTATGGTCAGCTAACCACCCGGGACCATTTAAAAGAGCATAGTAGTCAGTTTTTGCCTGAACATCTGAAGGGTTTGCGTCCATAGAATACTTCAGAGCTGCAAGTTTCTTTTCTTTAAGGCAGTCTGGTCCACAATCCGGAAAGAGTGACGTCATTATTTAATGAGAGGTAAATTCCAATAATCAATACGACTAATGCAATCATATGAACGATCCATCCAAAAGGCGAGAATATGGCATATACTAAGGCGGTTAACGCAAGTGTTACAACAAACTTCTGAATAGTTGGCTGAATGTTATTCAGCTGGTTCAAACTTGTTTTCTTCTTATTTATATCAGTTCCAACTTGGCTGATTCTAGTATTTGCGTCATTTTGAGCCTTTGTAGCATCCCCAAATAACTGAGTAAAAAGAGACTTAAACTCAGCTAATTGCTGATTAATTGTCATTACAGTTGTCTGTTGTGAGTAATTCTTCGTAACGTCCGTTACGACTGTATCACGGTTCTTATCCAAAGGCGCAATTGCATTGGATACAGACGTAAAGTCAGGACTGGCCACACGGTTAAATATATTACCTACACTCCCCGCTGTACTTGATGTCATCCATAACTGTTTTGTGGATGGATCGCCGGTTAGGTATAGCGGCAGGTATCCCTGAGTATTCAGAGGCGTAAGCTGTTTGGTTGAACAGTCTCCTACACACTCTGAAACACCCGATCCCGTAATTGCAAACAAACCAGTCTGATCTAAATCACCGACTAATGATCCAACAGATGTTCCCTGAAGTCCAGCAATCGGAGCCCATCCTGTTTGTAATGTTTCATCAGTTTTCATAGCGTTTCCGGAGGCATCGATACCATAAAGCGCACTAGAACTTGATGACGTGATTTTTACAGTTATATCGGGAACTGGCATTGAATTTGACATACTTACCGGTTTAGGTAATTTAATTTTCTGATTGGATGCGCCTTGTAACCAAATATATGTGTGTGTTGAAAAAACATTGGTAGGTACGAAGGTAGGAGTACTTACCTGAATTACGTTCCAATCAGTTTGATTGTTTGCCGTTTTAATAGCTAACGATGTAGCCGATCCGCTCGTAAATAGTAAATACACGTTCGTTTCGTCGGTAACAATATCCACAGTACTTACTGCCGGAGAACTCTGGGTAGGATTCAGTGTTAAAATGTAGGCTCGCGGAGGAGTTGTAGAGTAAGTGGCCCAATTTGCAGACGAATAGGCGGACATATTTCCGACATAGTATTTGGATACATTTGCTGTGTTTACCATTTTCGTGTAAGGGCTCTGGTAAGCGATATATACCGGGTTACCTTGATCATCCTTGTCAACTTTCGAAATAGGAATATTTCCACCTATCCATGGTCCAGACATATATCCAACTGAAGAAGGTTGGGGAGGGGCCAATTGTGTAATGTCTACTTGTGTCCAGTTTCCCGTACACGGCTGCTGGCAGACGTAAACTTTATTGACAGAATTAAATCCCCAAAGGTAACCAGCAGCAGACGACGAAGCTTTCACTAAAGAACCAGGTATATTCGCCCATTGTTGGACCGAAGATAGCTGGGTTGTTAATGTGGTATCAATACCACGAGTATTGGTATCAAAAGCGGACTGAAAATCCGTCATTATTCAATTAGCAGTATAAAGTTCTGGTTATTTTAGAACTTAATGAAGTTCTTGAACGCTCCATTCAGGTGAAGACGAGCCGTAGCTGGCCCTTCCTCAAATCCACGCGTCATCGGGCGATCGCTAATGGCAACCCCCTGCTTTACCATCTGACCCTTCACGATGATAGCTCGGCGCTTCATCTCCAGAAGCATAGAGTAATCAGTTGCAGGTCCCTTTCCACCACTGGTAGGTGTAGCACCTTTGTTTAATCCTACCGTAGTTGGCATTTATTTAGTGTCAGAGAAAAGTAATGCAAGCGTTTGAAGATTCGCGAAACACTGATCTTCAAAATTTTCAGAAGCAGTATGCTGCTTTGAAAGCCCAATATTCTACAGCTATTTCCGCAGCAATTCAGGAAAATGATCCTGCCTCTCAAAACAATCTAATCCAGCAAGTTCTGACTGTAAACCAGAACTTAACAGATGCTATCCGTAATATTATTACTAAACTCAACCAAGGGACTGATCAAATTGATTCGGCGACTATGGATACGTTAACGGCAGATTTAATCAAATATCAGCAGGACTACCAAAATCTTAAGAACTCGATCGACAAACTTAAGACGTTAAAAATGATTCAGGCAACAATAACGAATAAACTAAATGCGGCTATGTGGTCTTATACCGTATACCTGATTGCTTTATGTATTCTCTGTTTAGTTATTATTTTACTAGCCATCCGAGCGTCGTGGACGACGAGTGTAGTCAAACAGGTAACAGGCGGATTCAAATCACTTGTAGGAGGACGATAGTCACGATTAAAGCTCCAATTATTGAATACTGCGTACCGTGTGAAAAAGGGACAGGTGGAGGAGGTAAGCGCATCTTAGCTGCTGTAACTCGGTCTTTCTGATTGTGTATCCCAATACCAATATTCATCAATCCATCCTGTTTATCGGCAATGATAGATTTGGCATTAGACCCTAGAGTATCATTTATAGCGGTCGTATTATTGTGTATCTGTGTGCGTAGAGAGTCCAGAATTGTCTGTAATCCCTTCTCTGCGCTTTCATATGCCGACTTATATGACTCGTTTCCTGTTGTAGCATACTGAAGATAGTTATCATGGTAACTTCTGGATAGAGTATCGAACTGGCTATCCATTTGTTGTTTCCGCGACACAAATTCGCCAGCGTTTGTTTTCAGCCGATGTATCGCACATTCCAGTGACTTCCACTATATCCCCAGGCCTTGCGCCTAGATACTTTGCCATCGCATCCTGACTCAGAATATGGGGAAGGTTCATTAGATTTGCATACGACTTTGAAAGTTCCGACTTCTCCTTATCATCCAGCAACCGATGCTTCGGGACTAGATGATGCTTTGAAATATTAAAGTACAAACTCGCAAGAAGGAATACTTGGACAAATGTATTTTCGCGGTCTGCATTATGATTCACGAGGGATGCCAGAACACGGTCGCTTAAAGAGGTCTCGCTGATAATCACCATACTGGAATTGTAACCATTCTCCTTAGCAAACTCCACAAATGGTGCAATACTAGCAATACGGTTCTTGGTACTGTAAACGACCAGAACTCCTCCGAAATTGTACATGTGTGTCTCATCCATAGCTGGAGTGACGGGATCCATTACATCTCCCTTGATTCCGCGGTCAAGAAGCATCTCCTTTAGCGTTTTCATTGCTCGATCGTCCATTCTCTTTACTCTTTGGATACTACGAAAACGGCATTCCATTTTTACGCCGTAGATATGTAAATGAAGGACTGGGCGTTCATCGCAATATTGGCAGGACTAGCAGTCGTTGGATACGTTATATACAAGTCCCGCGAAGGATTTGAAGTTGCGTTTGTAGACAAGACAAACGATAAGAAGACAGATCAGACTCGTGTTTCGTCATACGCGCAGCAGACCAATAATTACAAGCCGACTGAATCTGCCCCTCAGCCACCACCTGGTGTCGAAACCCCATACCGAGTGAACGCATGGAACTCGTATGTTCCTTTTTGAAAACAACTTAAGCATTCAAGGTTAGAATAATCAAATGAGCACAATATGTCTCAATATGATCGTGAAAGATGAAGAACACGTAATTGGGGATACGTTAGAGAAGCTAGTGAATCAGATTACCTTTTCCTACTGGGTGATCTGCGACACAGGTTCCACGGATAAAACGCGTGAAATTATTACCGATTTCTTTAAAGCAAAAAATATTCCAGGGGAACTTCTTCAGCACGAATGGAAGGATTTCGGTCATAATCGTACTCTGGCTCTACAGGGAGCTTACAAGAAAGCCGACTATATCTTTATTTTTGATGCTGATGATACTATTCACGGAACGGTACGAATCCCCAAGTTGACTCATGATTTTTACAAGATGAAGTTCGGACAGCACTTCACGTACTATCGCCCACTTCTTGTTACGGCGTACAAGAAGACCAAGTTCGTAGGTGTTCTACACGAGTTTCTTTCGCTTGAAGAAGGACGACCAACGGAAGGTACTATCGAAGGAGACTACTACGTTGATTCGGGAAAGTCTGGAGCCCGTAGCCGAGATAAAGATAAGTATCTCAAAGATGCCATGATTCTGAAGGCTGCTTATCAGAAAGAAGTTGATACAGACGGAGGATTATCTGGCAGATATGCTTTTTATTGCGCCCAGAGTTTTAAAGATTGTGGACGAGTAGATGATTCGCTCGAATGGTACACATTGGTTGCGGATAAGCTAGTATCTTGGGTACAGGAAAAGTATTATTCATGTTTGATGGCCGGATTCCAGTACAAGTCAAAGGGCGATTTTAAGAAGGCGCTCGAGTACTTCCTCAAGGCTGAACAGTTTGATCCTGATCGTACTGAAGGTGTATTTTTTGCTTCTGAAATGCTGAAGGACGCAGGAATTCATACTATGGTAGTCCTTTTGTACGAGAAGTACAAGAACTACAACAAAGATCCTCAGGATAAGCTGTTTTTGTTCCGCGATTTCTATAACGATGTTCTAGAATTTAATACGAGCATTAGTGCTTATATGTCTAATAACCGCAAGGTATCTTACGAGTGCAGTAAGAAGATTATTCTTAACAATATTGCTCAGCCTGGAATTCGTGATCGCACGTTTAAGAACATGCGGTTTCATATGAACGAATTGAACGAAGATAAAGATACTCTGGGACTATTTTATCATCTGACGAATTACATTCAAACTTGCGATGAGCCTCGCGAAACTGCAGTTGTGTGGAATATGCTTTTCAAGAAGAATCGAGGATTCCTGACTGCTCCATCAAAGTTCAAACCCAATCCTGCTAAGAAGGGTATCATTCTTACATTTACATCATGCAAGCGCCTAGATTTATTCACAGAGACTGTGAATTCTATTTTGAACCACTGGACAGACGCCGATCTCATTGATTCATGGTTTTGTGTTGATGACAACTCGTCTAAGGAGGACCGCGCCAAAATGAAAAAGCTGTATCCTTGGATGACCTTTTACTATAAGACTCCGGCAGAGAAGGGCCATCGTGAAAGCATGAATATTATTTGGAATAAGTTGCATGAAGTGAAGCCCAAGTACTGGATTCATATGGAGGATGACTTTCTGTTTCACGTAAAGCGTCCATACGTCAGTGAGTCCATGAAGTTCTTGAAGTCTCAGACCAATATTAAGCAGGTTCTCTTTAATCGTGGGTACGCTGAGACAATTGATGACCTAGATATGCAAGGGTTTACTCCTGTATCGCCCGGGTTTGTTCTTCACGAATACAAGAATGGGGCATTCCCTTATAAGAATTGCCACTATTGGCCACATTACAGTTTTAGGCCCAGTATGATTGACGTAAATGCCATTTTGGAAATTGGGAATTATGATAGTCCCAATACGTTCTTCGAGATGGATTACGCTAGGCGGTGGGTTGAAGCCGGATATAAGTCTGCATTCTTTGATATGATTTGTTGTCGCCATACTGGGCGCCTTACAACAGAAATCAAGGACAAAACTGTTAAGAACGCATATGAGTTAAATAATACAAATCAGTTTGATGAGTCTAAGGCAATGAAAGTTGTAAATTTGAAGCGACGTTCTGATAGGAGGGAAGCTATGATAACCGAGTTTACAAAGGCAAAGTTCAGTGATTACGTATTTATTGAGGCAATAGATGGTAAAGACCTAACCCCAACAAAAGAACTAAAGACTCTGTTTCAAGGTAACGATTTTGGAAGTCGAGTTGGAGTTATTGGGTGCGCACTTACACACTACAACTTGTGGAAAATGTTACTTGGAAGCTCAGAAGATTACTTTGTTATTTTTGAAGATGACGTCAAACTCGGACCAAACTTTACGAAGAAACTTGAAATCATAAAGGATGCGATGAAGGCTTGTGATTATCTTCATTTAGGGTATCACATGACATCGGCCAACCGTAAGTTACACGAAGATACGTATACGAAGGAAACTGGTAAGCTAACAGTCACACCACTAAAAAATGACTTGTATATCGGAGGCACGTTTGCTTATTCGATTAATAAGAACGGGGCACGTATTCTTGTTGATTACATTGAGAAGAACGGAATTAAACACGGGATTGATTACGTAATAAAGATCTGTAATACTCTCAAGAATATGGAAATTCAGCCCCAGATTGCTTTTTCTGAGTGGTACGAAGTACCTGGGCAGAAGGTTGATACGGATATTCAGACTGAGATCGCATCTCTTGATTTTGAAAATGTTGTAGAGGATGAGTTCACGTTCTTTCCGAATGTTGATCACATCGGAGACGATATCTGTTACCGGAAGGTGAGCATTGAAGAGTCCATAATTCTTGCTAGAACAATGCCAGATTGTATGGGGTTCAATACACTTGGATTTTTTAAGAAAGCTATTGATACGACAAAGTTAGTAAAATCGCCATATTTTAGTCCGACCGACGGAATTTATGTCAAGAAAGTTCCCCAAAAGAAACCAAAGGCCAAAATTGTAGTTCCAATAGTCAATCCTGTTAAGGTCAAGATCATCTGTGGCTGGGAGTCTTCTGAGTCATTCGTGAATAAACTTTTAAATGGTCCGTTCCTAGACCCTAGTTTAGAGCTCACATCTTCAGATGAAGCTGATTATTTTGTAATATACAACCAGCCTTCCCCCGGAGAGTTTTTCGATCCAAAGCGAACTATTGTGCTTCAGTTAGAACCTTGGGTACATGACAGTTCTAAACCATGGGGAGTAAAGACTTGGGGAGATTGGGCAAATCCTGATCCTACCAAATTTTTACATGTGCGCACTCATAATACTTTTTTGGCTCCAGCACATTTGGCTATCCGCGGGGATATATATAATTTGCCTTCAAAGAAGGATATTCCTACCATTATCTTGAGCAATAAGTTAGTAGATACCGGCCATCAATTGCGGGTTCAGTTTTTGCGTGCTCCTGATCTACAAACACCTATTGACGTTTATGGTAAGGCAAACTTTCACAATATTTCCACGTATGTTGGAGAAGTACCTGATGATGAACGGTATAACGTATATTCCAAGTACAAGTACGCACTTGCGGTAGAAAACAATTCAGAGACCAATTATGCCAGTGAAAAAATTTGGGAGCCATTGCTATGTGAATGCTTACCGTTTTACTGGGGATGCCCGAATCTAGAGGACTATATTGATCCCCAATGCTTCGTACGACTACCACTCGAAGATCCCGCAAAGTCTTCTGAAATTATTCGTAAGGCGATTGAGGAAGATTGGTGGTCACAGCGTATTGATGCCATTCGTGCAGCTAAGAGCAAGATCATTAATGAGCTAAGCCTGTTTGCAACAATATCCAAAATTATCCGCACATCAACCAAGACAAAGGCGGTTATTCTAACCCTTCACAGTAGTAAGGCGCGTATACCAATAATTGAAAAACTCCAGAATGATCTTAACACTTTTGGAATGGGGACTGAGGTGTTTTATGGCGTGAATGGTAAAGATCTCATTATTTCGAATACAAAGGTTATATACAATAAGGAAACTAGAGCGTATAACCCTAAAGTACGTATAAATAAGCAGAAGATGACACTGGGAGAGTTTGGGTGTGCTTGGAGTCATATAAAGATTTACCAAAAACTACTAGCCGATCCAGATGCCGATAATTATCTTGTACTCGAAGATGATGCTAACATAGTTGGGGATCTGAGTGTCATAAGAGATTTACCGTTAGATTTTGATATTGCTCATGTAAGCGTAAGCGATATGCATCCTTTCATAAGAACAACTCCGGTGAATAAGTCTTTCTTCAATATCAAAAAGGAGTACTTTAACCGTTTAACCGGGTACGTTGTTTCAAAGGCAGGAGCAAAAAAGCTACTATCTATGACCAATGAAAGTATTAATTTGCCAGCAGATGATCTTCTTTCGAATAGCTTTATTATCGGAATGATTCAAGTTATTGTTCCACCAACTCCTGTTTTTACGTTTACGAAGGATATTGTATCAACGATTGACTCTATAGAGTCAAGATAGTTTTCTCTTTAGGGTGTTCTGGCAAAGTACCAGCAGCCCGATGAGTTTGAACAGTATTCCAAATATCCTGAAAGCTTTGAAGATTACTCGTGAGCCACATCGGATCTCGCTGAACCGTTGAGAGACGATACTTCTCAAATACCCAATATACAGTTGTCCACCACTCAGTTTCTAGAGTAGGCATCATTTCGCGGCGCCACGTTGCGACATCACGCTGGTCTTCAATTTCACGGTAGACAACCTTTCCACTCTCGTCAATCGCAAACCAAGATTTGTACTGAGCGGTAGATTCTAGCCATTCAGTATACGTCACTTCCTGAAACTTCATTTCGACATAATCACACTCGGCCATATCGGTACACTCCAGCTGTAGCTGCATTTGGTGATAGTATGTCGAAGGTATAGGTGTGTCATTAGAGAAATCTCGAGAAATTGGGCACTTGAACTCAACTAACTTTCCATACCGAGGATCGGTCTTGTCGGAAGTCAGAAGTATACCGTCCGGAGACGCACCCAGAAATGAATGATCGCGATGAGGAATGCATGTCGTATCTTCAATACGAACTCCGGGCTGAATATACGTCGTGTAAATATGCTTGGCAATCGGTTCAAACCGCGTTCCCCACATAAGAGCTTTAGGGCCAAAATTTGACTGCTGTTGCTGTCTAGGTACAAGTTTTGACATCACAATCTCGTGTTTGAGAGCTGGTGATGCGTCATGAACCGCCTTATAAATTTCAGAAGCTGTTAGCATTTCACCACGCTTAGTATGCCATGCGTCAGTGCGCTGATCATTATGTCCGTACAAAAGTAAGATCTGTTCAACTTTATCTAGGTCCATTTGAATATATAGGTTTAGATTAACTAAACCCGTTTTCAGGGTAGGTAAGAATGTTATAGTAAATGGAGATCCAAAGTCAGGAACAATGGGTACTTTATCGCCTCGAGCGATTTTATACCCTCAAGAACACTGAGCGTGTTCGTGACATTCTGTCGGGGAAGTCTAACCTATCTCTTCGCCTGATTGATTGGTTCGTGACCAATTATGCTAAGAAGTACAACATTTCGTATATGACGAAATCCAATAAGCATGTGATTGTGTACCTGTCGTACAAGTCTCATCTGAAGGCTTACAGCAAGAAGATGTTCGACCCGTTCTGTCGATGGAAGCGTATTAAGTTTCGGGAAATGGATACAACCGTTGGACAGCTGAATTTCTTTGAGTGGGCAATTTCTGATGAAGTTCTAGATTACCTTGAAAAGAACCGCGAGACGATTCATACCGATATGGAGACGCGCCTACACGAAGCCAAAGAAACTGATGGTCCAAAGAAGAAGCGGCACGAGCTTTCACACTCTGCTACCAAATCTATGACCCATCATGATGTGCGTGTAACTGTAAAGTTTGATTAACTTGTTACTGAATAATGTACTCGATTCTAAAAAACAACTATGTCTACCGAGATACATCGGAAGATATAGCTGATCATGATGATGATTATGATGCCGAGGAGTGGCATTATAACGGTAGGGATGTATACCGCGGATCTTTGGATCGTCAGTATGAATGGAACGTGTATTCTCTGTATGACGAAAACTCAAAACGGGTAGGTATCGCCGAGCATCATCCGGAACACCCAGAGATCTTTTTCTCGCTCTGGTTTGGTAAGAACGTGTTCTCGACGTTATTTCAAGAAGAATGGGAATGCAAAGATGCTACTGTTTGGTCTATTTTATCAAACGAAGCTTATCAGGATTGTTTAGAAGACGATTTTAAAACCGTCTTTGATAAGACGTTGAGCACGAATATTCGACTCATGACTCCCGAAATGGTAATCAAGATGCCAGAGATCCACGAATGCCCAAGATGTGGAAAGAAGTCGCTTTTACCTCTGAACGGTTGTCCCGAAGTAAAAAAACTTTACATTGATGCTGATTCCTCAGTACTATTCATTGATGAGTCTTTTGTTATGTATACTGCTCCCGCAGATTCACGTGTTTGGTCTAAGGTACACCCGCGCCCGCAGCCGGGCGACGGCGAGGCTGGCGACCAGCCGGCGCAGACACTGGAGTCTGCTCAGTCACCTCCTGAGCCTGAGACCCACCACCATAGCCCGAATCCTCATTCTGGGTCTGAGTATCCTGCTGAGCATGAGACTCCTCATCCTCTACAATCGTAGGGGGCGCAGCCGACTCGTCATCAAACATCTGCGCAGCCGTACGGCGCATCTGAGGGAATACCTGAGCAGCCGTCAGACGCCACGTCACACCAAAGCCACCACCAGCAATCACATAGATGCTGCCGCTGACTGCGAGGTTCGCCTCAACACCCTTTGGGAAGATTGAGGTCAGAGACTCGGGCGTAACATACGTCACAGGGTTGCGCGACGCATCCACGATCTCCGTAGACACGCGACCGTCATAGACAGGAACCTTGACACGGAAGCTGGGAGGATACTTGCCATTCGGCACGTACTCGCCATCCACCTTGTCGGTAGAGAAGCTCAGAATCCGCTTGAAGCTGTCACGAATCGCCTCCTCAGAACGCTTCTTGCCGAACCACTTGGTGCTGTTCTCCACAGCAGCCTTGATAATGTGATTCTCGAGATCGGCTAGGAGATTGTACAGCTTACCGATATCGTCGGCGCCGGTCGAACGATCCTTGCCATACGGGTCACATCCCTTCAGAGAGCCGATCAGCGTGTACGTCTTCATACCATTATCGCCCTCGCGCACTAGGCACCCGCCGGGGTAACCTACACGGGGCAGACGAATCAGAAGACTGTTGCTATTATAGCGCATCGTGATTGATGGATTGCGACCTGCCTTAGCCTGACCTACCTGGAACGTTACGTTGTTGACATCGATAGAGCTCGAGTGAATAGGGCCGTTCATCTTCTTGTTGTTGTGATCTTTATAGGTTAGAAAGGTGTAAATCCGTTTTCGGGGAAACAAAACCAAATTTGCGTTTTAGAGGAAAGGAAACGAGAACATTAAATAATGGTGCTGTGTGCGTCTTGTAGAAACAAGACAAGTAGTGAACAGTGTCCGTCCCAAGCCATGAAAGGATTGCTGTTTTGTGGCAAACATGCTAAGACCAAGACGAAGCGATTATGGGCAGACGCAAACAATGGAAACCAGAAAGCCATTATTGTCCAAAAAGTATGGAGGGGGTATTTTTTGAGACATAGATTGAAGTTGGCTGGAGAAGGTGTTCTGAATCGTAAAGATTGCCACAATACTGAAGAATTGGTGACTATGGATGAAAAGGGAAAACTGCACCCGCTTGATTATTTTTCGTTTCGAGAAGCTGATAAGCTTTGGTGGTTTGATGTTCGGAGTTTATACCATATTCTGAAAAGATCACCAAAACCAGAAAACCCTTATACCCGTCAAGCTCTAAGCATTGAAACGCGAAGACGATTACGTGACGTATGCCGAATACGAAAGAAGTTGACGATAGATAATTATCACGATGCTCCAAAACCTGAACAGTTTGCAGAGTTAGTCAACGAAAAGTGGTTGACCATATGTCAGATCATTGAAGAGAACGGGTTCTTTGATATGAACCACTTGATGTTTTCGTCATTGAACAGATCGCAGATGTATGTCCTGATAAACCTTATTCAGATGGACATGGTTGCTTTTGCGACTGAGCATTCTATACGCTCTAAGAGGTATCATTACTTGCAATGGTTGAGAACATGTTTATCAAATTTCGAAAAGAATAGAACAAACCGACTTCAATGTTCTTGGGCTGTTTCTAAGGTACTTTTATCAATTTTGTACGATTGTCAAGAGAACTACCCCGTGTGTTTCATAATTGTGAGCGCCATTTGTAGATTGTGATTTAAACAGGTAAGGACTACTAGTAGTATAACAACCGCGTTAGAAATGTCGACTTCTAACTCTGCCATTAAGTCAAACACGAAGATGCCTGCCAAGAAGACCGCCGCCCCCGCCGCTTCCCCTGCCCCTGCCCCCGCTGCTGCCCGTGGTCGCAGCCCCGCCGCCAAGAAGGCCGCTGCCCCTGCCAAGAAGTCCGCCGCGAAGGCTGAGGTGACGGTGCCTGTAGTTGACTCCGCTGCTCCCGCTGTAGCCGCCGATGCCGCCGAGACTCGCTCTGCCTCTGTACTCCTCACGGACCTACAGGAGCACCTCAAGACGCTCGGCACGGAGTGGACTGCGCGTGTCCGCTCGCTGGTTGCGGAGGCTGGTGAGGCCCTCAAGGCCCTGAAGCGCGATGTTCGCAACTCCAAGCGCCGCGTGCGCAAGGACCCCGCGGATATGACGCCCGAGGAGAAGGCCCAGTGGGAGGCCCGCCGCGCGAACAACGCGTTCCTGAAGCTCCGCCCGATCACGGATGAGCTGGCTTCGTTCATGGGCCTGCCGGCCAAGTCCCAGCGCTCCCAGACGGATGTCACGAAGTTCATCTCGACGTACGTCAAGGAGCACAAGTGCTTTGACCCCAACTTCAAGCGCCGCATCATCCCCGACGCCAAGCTCGGCAAGCTGCTCCGCGTCAAGGACGGTCAGGAGGTCACGTACCTGAACCTCCAGTCTTTCCTGAAGGTCCACTTCATCAAGACGGATGCGCCCGCCGTAAAGGCTTAAACATCCTTTCCGGATGAAGGTCTCGCTTCCTTAAAGCGGGTGGTGGACACTGGCGTAAACTAAATCAGAGTTGAAAAACTATTTCATGGACCAAACGGTTTCATAAAATAGATTCTTAAGAATAAATGCTTATTGGACTTTTATTCGTTATTTGGGGAGTGTACGTCTTTGGATACGGTATTTACGTGACAGCTAAGAATAGCCCTGGAAGTGATGGTCTCGGCTGGTTTTTAGCTTTCCTCGATATCTTTGGTGGAGTGATGTTCACGGTTGCGGGAATTATGTTGTTTAATGTCCAGACTCAGCCGGTAGTTGCATTTGCCGGTGGAGCTAAGAAGCTGATGGGGTTGTAATTCTTCCTTCCAGTATAAACAAATGTTCGGTGCAATTGGAGGATCAATCCTTCTTCTATTTGGACTCGTGATTGTTGGGTACACAATTTATGCCATGGTGGCAAAGACTCCGTCAACCACGATCGGCTGGGTATTTCAGTCATTTTACCTAGTTGGCGGTCTCATAATTTCATACTATGGATATCGGACTCTATACCCACCCCCGCCTCCGCTTATGACTATCGGTGGACTCCGCCGGCGGTAAATATCCGTCCATTATAAACAAATGGACTGGTTCGGAGTATTCCTTCTAATTATTGGTGGATGGATTGTTGTAAGCACGATTTCGGGTATTGTCGCAAACCATAACCGCAGTGCCACCAGCTGGTTCTGGCAGATCGTTTGGTTAATTGGTGGAGGGTATGCGCTGTATGCGGGATACCAGAAGGTCATGGCTCCCCCGCCTACGATGCTAGGAACGGTTACCGGAGCTGTTCTAGGTGGACGTCGTCGGTAAGTAAAACGGATTTAAGAAATACAGATTAAGAAAGAGTAGTAAAATGCCACGCCATTCAGGAGATTCCTCGAAGCGTAAGAGTGATGGTATTGTTTCGGACTACATTTACGACTTGAAGAAGAAGGAGATGGATGATGAAATCTACGTTGCGCGGGTCATTAAGAACTTGGGCAACGCTCGGATTGAGGTCGTGTATTCGCACGACGAAAAGGTGTTTGTAGGACAAGCGAAGATCCCTGGTCGGTTTACCGGTCGGGCTAGAAAGTCCATGCTGGTATCGCCAGGTACGTTCCTGCTCGTCGCTAAGACGGGTGTGGTAGGTGCTCTGGCATTAGAAATGATGGCGATTGTGTCCCGCGAGGAACTCGTCAAGATACAGGAACTGATTCCTCTACATGCGAATGTGACGTCTGTCGTAACTGACACGTCCGAACTGCAAACCCGTACGACTGCAAAGGATGACGGGTATGTGTTTGAGGGACATGAAGATGAAGTGGATATTGATAATGTCTAAAGCTGTTTATCCGTGAGTATAACCTCATGTGGTAACTTGAAATACAAAATACTACTAAAAAATGGGGTTGTTCGTCCGTCAAGGACTACAGCTCGAATTTTTGAATTGTCGAATACAGCAGAGAAGAGCCGGTTAAACAACTTGTCTTCTTTGACAGACTTTTTGATTTGGATGCGGCATACCTTCCCGTCCCATCCACATAGGTTCCCCTTACAGTCTTTCTTTTTGAACTGGCCACAAGGCGCTCTAATCTTTGAAATGAATTCGCGGGATTCCTTGATATGTACAAACTGGGTAACGCGATTAAACCATTTTTGAAGTACAGATTCTACATCTTTGCGTTTTAGCTGCTGCGATGTAAGTATGCTTCTGAGATCATGGTATTCGTCATGCTGAAGGTCTTTTGATAACTGGAAAATTAAAAACTCGAAGACTTCTGCATCGTACGATATTTCCGAGTACTTTTCTGTCAGTTCCGGATTAGGAGGGCTGTACATAAGCTCAGATTCTCCAATCTCACTAACGGTAGGAATAATATCCTTTGGCAATCCGGAATCTACCTTTTCAGGCTTTACAGGAATACGTAACCCACTCGATGTCATGATTTCTACCCGCATACCCTGAGAATCATACACTCCTTCTTGGAACTCGTATCCTTTTGTAGTAGCCCGAGCTTTAGACAATACATCTTTCATCGTATCGTATGTCGGTAAATGAAGATTTGAAAATCCCCATACTTTTGGATCTTCAGTGTCTGGGAGTACAGTACTCTGGAATGGTAACACAAGCTTATTGGGAATATATAGTGCCTGCCCTCTTCCCAGTGGATCTAAGATCACAGAATAAGGTTCGGTAAATAACTTTTCGCGTACCTTTTGGGCTTCAGTATAATTTGGGATCTCGGTAGAACATGCCTTGTCACGTTCAATAGACACAATACGTCCAGCATACTTTTCGAATGGTGGATCAAAAATATTAGAAGAGTAAACAAATGAATTTTTCATACGTTTAGCATTGGTAAGAATATCAATTTCTTCGTCACGTTGTAGTACGATAATTCCTCGGGAGCGGGGCTTTACCAGAGACGAGTAAAGCAAACAACCTACAGAATGTGTTTTTAAATTTATGCGGAAGATGTCACAATTCAACGCCAGTGAAGAATACTCTAATTCTTGGATAGGTGTGAGTTCTTTCCTAATGAATGCATCGTCAATACCAGAAATTGTACGAGCAACATTTTCTCTTACAGTAGTATCCTTAAACTCTCCTAACTTATCATAAATCTCCTTGAAATGAGTATCAGTTGGAGTTGCCCATAAACGCATAAATGAGCATTTCATGACTGTAGATATTGATTCGCGAGGGGATGGAATGGTTTGAGTCATACCTAATAAAGTAGGTAGCGTTGTAGACGCATGACCTAAGCCTACCCGAAAAAACCCGTCACCGTTTTCAGATATACGCTGGTTGTCTAGTTTCGAGTAAGATTCATTCAAATCTAAAAGATCAACGGTTTTCTTATCCAGTTTCGCAAGACGAAGATCTGGTAAATTTACTTTGGTATCCAAGAAGACATAGTACTTATCCTTGATTTCCGTCTTCTCCATCTTTTTTGTTCCGGTTTTCATGAAACAGCACGGGATATCTTTCCCGTTTGCTGGAGATTTACGCTGAGGACGGGGATACACGTTACCTTCCTTACGTTTAATTAAAGGAAACTCGCGAGGATCAGCAGATGTTGTTATTGCCAATTTACCATGACATACTGGGCACTTCAGAGTTCCGTCTTCAGAAACAAGTTGGTCTTCGCGTAAAGGTATTTCATCCTTAATACACCAGTACTCTGGGCATACCATTGTTCCATCTGGGTCAGACACATCCAATAGCTTTCCAGCTTCTGCTTTCTTTATAGGGTCGTACTTTCCACTTTCAAATTCGGCTAGACGTTTTTTATCGGCGGGTGTCAAAACTACTGGCTGCTGTGTCTTCTCACACTTTTTCGAGAACAATGAATCGGAGGTACTGAATGTTTTAGGATCGAATGCGCGTAGGCGAGTTGCAAAGTAGTTATAGGTTGTCTTACGCTGATTTGCGACATCCAAACTTGTTTTAGCCGCAGGTTCTGATGTATCTACAAGTACTGGCTCATCCTTCTCAGCGTCGAAATCATCCAGCAAATCCGCAAACGCGTCATCAACTAATGCATCTTCATCAACAACGCTCGTTTGAATAATCGCGGCTTCAGCAGCTATGGTTTGCATTCTTGCAGGACATATTTTATCAAGATCATCGGATTCAGGGTTGGATAAGACGTACCGCAAAATATCGGCATACTTTGTAGATAATTTGATTTCCTTTACGGACGAAACCCGAATGAAGTCGGATCCGATAATCATCGTAGGATACCCACGAAAAATACGATCTCCTAGCTTATTGTTCTCTTCACGACGAGACATGATATCATTAATAAGCCTTGAAGCATGGTCCGGAGTAATAGACAGTTCTTGGGCTACATCTTTGGCAACTAAAGGTCCTTCTTGCGCCATCTGAATTAGTTTGGCATCAATTGATGTCACACCGAAATTCTCGTGATCTGTGCGCATCATTGTGAACGAAGACTTGGCTTTATCGGCAATCGAATAGAACGGAGAAATACAATTGAATCTTAAAATACTTAGGTCATCAACAGCTTTAGGGTACGTCAACATAATCTTCATTTCTTGTAGCTCCCAGCGATCTGGGTGAATATCCTTTTCGTCTAAGAACGGTATTAATGAGTCAAACGTCTTGAGCCATTTCTCACACGATTTCTTCAACTCTTCCGGTGTCTCGGTGTTTTTTTCGGGGCGATTCGTGGATACAATCATATCAACTGACGTAACTAAAATACGATCAAAATGCTGTTTTGACTTGCCTCGGTACAGAATGAGAGTAGGGCGGTTACGGGCCGGTTTTGTGATTGACCACCACGTCTTCCAGTCGGTCATATTCAGGTAAGGTTCCTCTGTCTTCGGGTTCTCAGTGAAAAACTTATGGCGATTGATTTCGTCTTTGGACGTGAATAATCCAATATACGGTACCGTAGATGACACTGTCAAACCGTAAAAGATTTGTTCGAATCGAGTTCTTACTGCACTTCCAAAGTCCGTGTCCACCCAAGGAATGTAGAATCTCGTGTGTAAAACATGAGTCCCTGAATGCTGATGATCTGTTGGGATCTTTAAGTCTAATAAATCTGTTAATAATTTTGCATTCTTTTCTAGTAACCGTACTGCTTCATCCGAAAGAACGTTGGGAGTATCTGGTCTTAAATATGGGTAGTAATACATTGCGGTTTCATCTTCTCGGTAAATCTTGTAAGCAAAATGGTCTATTTTATCAACTTCGTAATATGACGATACTAATACAGTATTATCAGGTCTTGGAAGATTTTGAGCAGGAATACGTGACATAAACGAGTTATCTTTTTCAAGGGGGAGAATGAACGATTTTACATCCGAAACCCCAAAAATGCGATATTCAGTCGATTCTGCCGAAAAAATAGGCTTAAGTTCGTTAGGGTAAGACATCCATTCACCGCGATCGTAATCTACATAGGAAACATTGGTATTGGGAAACCGATATTTGGTTTGAAACTCGTCAAATACCGCCTTTTCAATCTTGCGACCGTTATATGACAAACGGTCAAACAAAGCTTCCCAGTTACGAGGATCTGCCGTATAATAATCTTTCGGTAACTTCATGGCAACTAATACGAACATGCGGTCATGGTGACTATTTGCCGATTTAGCTACTTGTTCTCTGACAGTTTCAATACTATCATCTTCAAAAAAGGAAACAGTATGCTTCTCTTTTGAAAGAACGTCTACGAGTTCCTTCCTCAACATTATTCATTAGAGCGCATTTTTGTACAGGTTTATATCGGCGTTGACGATATTGTCATTCCGCAGTACTGAACTGGACTCCGATCGTAATTTACTTCTTGGTAAACTCCTACTCCCACGGCATCCTGAAGAATACGTTTGAAGTTCGTCCAGAATTCAGGAGTATGACCTATAGTCGTCGTCATCAAATGCGACATCTCATGAAGAACCACAAACATCACGGTATTCGTGTCTACAAGTTTGTACGGCGGGGCTTTATCACGCAGACACACGACGATCTTATCTCCCTTATTTTCCGAATACGATGTCGAATCTGCGTTAATATCGTTTTCGCATAAGTTATCAGGATTGTACCTTTCCAAAAGAACTTTTACGCGGGGATCGGCAGCTGTAGCGGGGTCATCGCGATACTTCTGCATGAGCTTATCTAGATTCTGGCGCACTTCTGCTAATTTCTCACACGCATCTTGCTTATCGGGCAAATCCTGAACCTTATACACCTTTCCATCCGTTTGACTCTTGACTTCTTTAACATTGGCTACTCCTCGCGTAGAGGCATACGCTAACGCTATTCCCGCACCAAGAAGGGCTGCAGGCCACATTATTACTTAGCCATAAATGAAAAAGTGGCGTGAACGTTTTCGTTCAACACCTTAATCCTAAGTTAATATTCATCATCAGAATCGCTGGTGACGTCTCCATCGTAGGCATCGTCCAGCATTTTCGTAACTTCTGTTATTTTTATACGATTCTCCCACCATGTCCGCTCCGAGTAATGGGGATTGATATCATCATCAATCTCATCGCGCAGAGGGCGTATCTTAGTGTGCCAGAACAGAAATGCTCCGACACGGATCGCTTCCATAAGCTTCTGGTGATCGCTCATGGTAGTGTTTGTGAGATATATGGTCTTAGTAAAAATGATTTCGTTTTCAATTTACGCATCGAGTCCACGCTTGAACGGGTTGGGGGCAATCGTCGTGTTGAGGAACGGGCCAACCTTCGCCTGGGGGTTGGGGTTCTCCGAGCGGATGTCCCAAGAGGCATTCCGGTTCGTCTGCGATACACCGGCAATCGCCGTATTGGTATGGTAACCGGCATCGAGGAAGTTCTGGCCCTTTAGGTCACCGACCGCCGCGGGGTTTACAGCCGCCCACGAGGCACCGATCTCGCCCTTGGGGAGGAGCTCACCGGCGCTCAGGGTGTTCTCGGAGTACGTGGACTGGGAGGCGGGGTGGCGGCCCTGAACCTCTTCTGTGGGCTGGGCGTTTCCTCCCGCTGACGCCGTAGGCTGGCCATGGGGGCCTGAGTCGGAGAGGGGTCCCTGTACTCCCAGCGCGCCAGCCAGCTTGTCCATTTCTAGACCCTCACCAACATGCGCTTTTCCAGAAGAATAGGAGCTAATGAGCCACGCGACTACGACAACACCACCAAGGGCGAGGAGTAACTTGGTCGTCTGGCCCTTCATTTCTTTGATATGAAGTTGATAAAAAAAAAGGGGTTGTTCTCACCGAGTGTAATGGATTAAGTTAATTGAACGAAAGCATACCAATCTATTTTAAGGGGGGTGCTGTGTATAGTAGAAATGGGGCTAACTGCAGTTAGCCTAGACTCTGCGATACTATCGTTCCAACATATTCAAGATCGACGGCGTATGTTGACTCTAGGACGTCAGCAGATTTATATGCTACCACATATATTCACCCTCATTTTGAATCATTACGGGCTACCTTCTCAGAATACGTACAATTTGTACGATTATTGTGAAAAGTTCTTTATTGATATGGGGTTTGGTTCAGTAGACAGTATGGATAACTCTGCCTATGAAAAGGCATCTATTCTTCATAATCTGAATTTCTCAGTACCATCAGAGCTTAAAGGAAAATATAATTACATTTTCGATGGTGGAACTAGCGAACACATATTTAACGTTCCCCAAGTTTATGAAAATATCATTGATCTACTTGCGGTTGGGGGCGTAGTATGTACTGTAATTCCCAACAATAACTTTTCAGGTCACGGTATGTACCAATTTAGCCCTGAATTTTTTCTTTCAATTTTCACTCCAAAGTATGGAATGGAACTTCTGAATTTATACCTGGGTAAAGATGGGGTTGCTAGAGAGTTCTGGATAGATGTTAACGATTTTAAGAAGGGCCAAGGTAATCGTAATACTTCAAAATTTAATGATACCGACGAAGTATACATTATATCCGTTGCTCGGAAGATAACAGATGTTAGGTCTTCTCTGATTAAGGATCCTCCGAATCAGTACAGTTATGAAGAGAGCGACTGGAAGAAAGCTACATAAATTCTAAAAACTTAAACCAGTTATCAATTGTAGATAGTTGGGGATACAAAACAAATAACTCCGGCTTCAAATCTACACAACTTTTAATTATGTACTGGTCCATGATAGCCGGAACATTATGTGAATCATACCGAATCAATACAGAGTCATATAGTTCACTGTATTCCTTCCAAGCCTGAATATTCCCAACTATAATTGCTCCGGCAATACACATGTACGGATACATATAAAAGTCACTTTTGATATTATTACCTATCTGTTGGAGATGAAGTTTGTTATTGTTTGTCGGATAAACTGTTCGAGTCCCAAACAATTTCGCCCGTTCCCCTGAAGCAATATCTCGTACACATCCCGCATCACACCACATGTATACGTCGGCTTTAATAAACTCCATGGCTCGTAACACGAATTCTTTCTTTTCGTACCAGATTGCTCCCAGTTGGTAACTATGGTACGTTTCAGGATCACGTTCTTTCTGACGAACCCAGAAATCTATCCCAAACTTTTCAAATGCCCGAAGTTCTTCAAAAGGAATGCATACAAACATGACATGATCTGTATTTGTAGAGTCTCGAATATCCTGAATGACGTCAGGCGTTGTGAAAAAAATAACAGAGACACTTTTTACAGACTCGAAAAATCGGATGATGTTTGGCATGTATATTTCGTGAGATCGTTTACTCGGTATTTTGTAGTAAGCTGAGACTATACAGGTAGTCATTTTTTAAACTAATCTTAAAGCGGTTAAATAGATTACCAAAAAGATTCATGATAAATAAGATGGGTTCTGACCCCTTGCAGTATTTCAGCACCCCCGAATTCCAAGCTTACTTTGAAAAAAATATACTGGTTCCTATTCTTTCGAAGGTATTCCAGTATTTGTATCCGTACATCGTAGCATTGACATTATTGTGGGTAATCATGTTTCTTTCAATCATCATCATCCTTATTTTGCTTTTTAGGGCTAAGAGTTGATTCGGGTTCAGGATACAAGATCTCCATAAGTTCATGACGTCTTAAGTTCCATACCTTAGGAATACCCTTGGTCTTCGCTTCTGCCTGAAGTTCCTTTAGAGTTTTCTTCTCCAAAATCATTTTCTGGGGAAGCTTATCCATGAGCAGAACCTGAATAAGCTGTGCTCGTGACATAATATAGTAATGCTTGATCTTTGGGTTACGTTCCTTAGCAATTGCCTTGAGCTCTGGGAGCTCCATAGAATGGTAATCCATCTTCTTTGAGTTTCAGATTCTGGGCCACGCCAAATCCGTTTTGTGTTTTTGACCCTTAAGAGTAATGGATACTGCGATTGTAGTGGTATCTACACTCGTGGCTGTAGGTGCCAGTCTGTACATGTTCGCACTGAACAATATCAAAGATCTGAAGGATAATTGGGCAGAGTATCGGTGTAACCCTGCATATATGCCTTTAGCTGGGTTGGTGGGTCAAGATCCTTTCAAGAACTTCAATGATTGTACGATGAAGAGCTTTCAGGATTACACTGGGTTTGTAGTTGATCCCATTATGAGTCAATTTTCTACGATGACTTCAATTGTTACCGAAATTAGCGATTCAATGGACAGTATGCGAAAAATGATGGCAGATACGCGTAACGGGTTCTTGGGCATTGTTGGTACTGTATTTGGGAAGATTCAGAACTTGATGTCTCAGTTCCAGTACATCATTATTCGGATGCGAACCCTAATGGCTCGATTAGTAGGTATTATGATGTCGTTCGTTTACATTTTCACGACTGGCTCAGATACTGGCGCATCAGTATTAAATGGACCGATTGGCAAGACCATGAACTTCCTATGTTTCGATGAGAATACGCTGATTAAGAATGGTTCGGGTAACCTTGTCTATATGCGTAACCTCAAGCTAGGAGATTTATTACCAAATAACAACAAGGTAACGTCTATCTACACCATTGATGGTACAAATGTCCCAATGTACATGCTAGGAGCCGCAAAAGTATCGGGAGGACACAAGGTATGGTACAAGGATGCTTTTATCCCAGTAGCCGAACATCCGAATGCAGTACGTAGTGCTGACAGTAAGACGTTGGTGTGTATCAATACTCACTTACGCCAATTCATTGTTGGAAGCCATATTTTCATGGACTTTACAGAAATAGGTCCAGTTTCAGGTGTCGTTGCTACGACACCAGTTTATGGATCCTTGCCGATTTCTCAAATACGTGTAGGTGATGTACTGGACGGTGATGTTGTTTGTGGCACCGTTATGCATGCTCTAGAAGGGAAGCCAGTACTGTATAACTTGATTACCTATTCATCACTGATTACGCGTAAGGTAGAAAAATACTGAATAAAAATAGGACTATAACATCAGTAGAGTAAGATGCTTGTTGTTATAGTTGCAACTCTAGCATCCATTCTTGGAATTCTAGTTGCTCATGGAATGGGAAATTGGGATAAGGTCAAGCAGAATTGGGACGAGTACCGATGTAATCCCATATACATTCCAGTAGCTGGCTTTATTCGTCCAGACGTAAGTGCGTCTGACAATTTTATTCATTGTACAAATACTTTAGCGGCCAGTATTTGGGGGATTGTTCAAGCTCAACTGAATAGTTATTTCGGAGTTTTAGGTGAGTCGTTGGGACAACTTACTGGTCCTCTTGATTTGTTCAGATACGTGATATCACGAATCCGTAAGTTTATGTTTTCGTTCATGGCCCAGACGATGTCGAAAGCCGCTGGATCTACAAGCGTATTCCTTCATTATTTGACCAAGATCCAAGATGTACTTAAACGGTTTGTCGCTCAAGGATACATTGGGGCATTCCTAGTTCAAGTTATTGTGGATTTTGTATGGTCATTCGTCACGCTCTTCATTTCTATCGTGAAAACGTTCGTGTTCATTTTGTTGGCTATTTCATTTATTTTGGCACTCTTCAATCCCGCTTTATTAGTTTTGGCAATTGTATTGGCATCCCTAATTGCCGCGTCCGGTTTTTAATCGCTCCTCATAGTAATAAATGAACAAAACCGCACTCGTTCTAGCCTTTTTCGTCGCGGCGGTTCTGGCTGGACTGTTCGTTCGGTTCGGACCTCACGTAGCTCCAACGTCCAAGGAGAGCTTCATGCAGCAGCCGGTTGGAAAGCCCTTGAACTCTGGCGGCATGGGACCTTATGATCAGGTAGATATTGGTGGTGGAGTATCCGGGTGGGCGGCCAATGAGGCTGCGCCGGTAAACGCCGCGGGAGCTCTTCCGTCTCAGGCCGATGACTCAAATAAGCTCATGTTAATGGTAGGTAACAAGGTAGACACTGAATGCTGCCCTTCCACGTTCAACACGGACACTGGCTGCGTATGTCTTACACCCGACAACAAGACTCTAATGGCATCGCGTGGCGGAAATCGGGCTTAAACATTTGTTCAGCATAAAATCTAAATGGACACAAGCAAGATATTTCAGAGTTTTATAGATGATGTTCGAAAGGCGTGTTCGGATTTATCACCTGTCCTTAAGTTCGAGGACGATCTAAAGACTATTGAGACGTTCTACCCAGACGCTCTCAAGATTCTCCAGCGCGACGACAGTTTCTTTTCAGAGAAGCCTCGTGTATTATTTAATATTGATTTGAGTGCCGTTTGGGCTCGTGATGGTATTCCGAAAGAAGATCTGTGGAAGAGTTTCCAGCTGTGTGTTCTTGGGGCATTCTTACACGGCGATATCAAGGACAAGATTGGATCTATGATTGAAATTTTCAAGTCCTATTGGACCAAGACAGGAACGGACAGTGATGAAATTAATAAGATCTTGAACGATAAGGCGAGTGAAGATCATTTCAAGGAGATCTTGGAGTTCATTATGAATACTCGGATCGCCAAAATTTTTACTGAAATCGTTGAGAAAATTAATATCAAGGAGCTCAATATTAACGTCGAGAACCCTGAGGAGCTTATGGAAATGATTAAGAACCCCGAACACCCAGTCATTAAAAAGATCGTAACCAAGATCCAGAACATGCTGAAGGACAAGATGAAGCGTGGAGAACTTACGCAGCAGCAAATTACGTCTGAAGTTGAAGCTATCAAGGCGAAGGTCACATCAATTTTTGGGAATATCTTCAATGATGCTCTCGGTCTGAATCGCGGCGAAACCCCAGCGGCCGTTCTCGTAGGAAACTCACCAGAGGCTCGACGCCAGAGAATGTTAGCACGACTACAGAAGAAACAGCGCGATAAAAACTCAAGCTAGAAATAAGATGACCGAACAAATTTGGTTCCGAGACCCAGCTATTCTATTTGCGCCGGACAAGTGGAGCCAGTTTGTTCCTACCAAGAATATGACCACTGTAGAGGCTTTGAATGCTGTAGTTCGCTTTTCAGTCTACTTCTCGGTCATTCTGTTTCTGTTTACACAGGTGAGCGGATACCTCGTGGCAATTCCAGCGGTTATGGCGGCCACAGTTGTACTGTTTACTCTATTTCCTAAAGGACGTGTTCTTGAAACATTCAAGGCTGCTGTGAGTGGAAAAGAATACACCATGCCCACTCCCGAAAATCCTTTTATGAATCCTCTTCTAACCGATATTCTAGATAACCCTGATCGTAAAGATGCTGCGCCAGTGACGCGCCGCGATATCCAGTCTGGTATTATGAAGGCGTTCCAGCACACTTCAGATATCTATATGGACACGTCTGATCTGTTTGATCAGGCTACGGCCATCATGCCTTTCTATACCCTTCAGTCTGCCACAATCCCGAACGATCAGGACGGATTCTTGAAATGGTTAGCGAAGGGTATTGATCAGCCAGATTACTCTTCTGCTCCTCCTTCTCGCTACGGCAAGATCATAGCAGAAGGATACATGCCTGCGCGGGGTTCAAAGCTTGCTCTTTCGAACACGACGGGTAAGCCGTCCGGTACGGCGCCGAGTGCGCCGGCGCCCGCCCGTTCCAAATAACTTCTTCTTTAATTCGGCTTTGGATGATGATCCATCCACCACCTTCTTTGACTTTCCATGAACTTCGAAGTGAGGGAATCCCGTAATACCCATTTCCGAAGGAACTTTGGCACTTTCAATCTTACAAAATTCCGTGTGAGGGACTTCCTTTTCTAGGTCATCCCACGGCTTTTTCATTTTGTCGCAGTGAGGGCATCCGTCCATATAAAAGAAGATCGCTATAGGCTTTCCCGATTTCATCTCCTTTTTCAAGGTATCACCGTCTAATTCCTTCATTTAATTCTTAGGACACAACAAAATGGACAAGCATTGGTCTGGATACTTGAACGCAGTTGGTGGAACGCCCGTCCCTCAAACCTCTATGCCTGCCCCTTACCTTACTTCCGATTCTTCAACTGGCACATCAGGGTTCTTAGACTTGCAGGTAAAGAAACCAGACATTCAGGCACGGTATGATGCCATGTCTGGATCATGGGGAGGTGTTAAGGCAAGCGATTCAGCGATTTCTAGTGGTGTATTCAAGGCCGAATCAATGCCTATTGACAAAACGCTTCCGTCATACTACGGTAACAATTCAAAGCCCTAATGTTCCATCATATCCACTGATGTCATATCATTGAGAATTTGGCATGGATTTCGTGCAATGTAAGCAGCTCTTAATGCTTTATGAAGATGTTGTGGAGTACCGCTTACAAAATCTTTATTCGTCATAATTTCGTTTGTATACACTTTGTTTAATGTATTGCAAAATTCAGGTATACTAATTAAGTCCTTAAAGAATGACAGAAGCAGAGTATACTTATCACCCTGCTTTGAAGGAATAGGGATCTGCGCTGTATCCCGTTTTATTGCCTCAATTTGAAGATACAACGACCAAGATTGGCAGAATACATCTTTGTCCGTCTTCTGGCAAACATTCTTAACGCTTACCGGATGAACAGTATATCCTTTTGACTCAAAGAATGGCTTTATTACCTCAAGTGTTATGTATGGGGTATATATTCCTTCTTCGCCGTTTGGTTTCATAGCAGGATCAATCGTAACAACGGTTTTTCTAATATTGCTTACAATAAACGTTTGAAAGTGTGTTTCGTGATATTTGGCTTTAGGATCAATTAGATTAGTTGCAGTGAACAGTGTAATTCCAGGTGTATTTGCAACGATCTCTAAATACCTCGTTAGATCAGAAAGTTTATAGTAGCTATCAAACGTTTTACCATATGTAATGCCTGGAATATGACCAATATAATATTGTAAAATCGTATTTCTTAATTCAGGATCACCCATTGCTTGGCGAAGTGAATATGATACCCAGCCAATAGATGTGGCTCTGTCCACTTCTGCCATTTATATAATCTTTTTTGGATTTTTAATACCGAATATGTTTTTGCCAGTATTTATCATGTACAATTAACAAATGAGCGGTGAAATTGTGAATTTGATGTTGACGCTTCGTAACCAAGTAAAAATTTATCATTGGGAAACTATGCAGTTTTCCCGTCATAAGTCAACGGACAAATTGGTTGATAGTCTAGACGAATCTATCGATAAGTTTATGGAAGTGTATTTTGGTAAGTACGGTCGTCTGAACTTAACCCAGCGCAACGGTACGATCCGTCTACGCAATTACAGCGACGAAGAAGGACCTGAACTTTTGAAACAGGCTGTGGAATGGTTAACTACACGGTTACCGAAACTACTCAGCAGTAAGGATACTGACTTGCTGAATATTCGTGATGAGATTGTAGCTGATTTAAATCAGACTCTGTACTTGTTTAGCTTTACTTCTTAAGAGCAATCTTCTTCTTGTACGAATCATACTGTCCCATTTTTGCTTCAACTTTGTGTGTATCATACCCTTTCCAAGCAGACGAATCTTTAGGCTTCACATCATACGTTTGCAGTCCCTGTTGATCACGAGAAGGAATCGGGTCTCCTCCACGACGGCGACGACGAGTTTTGCGGCTACGACGGCGCTTTCCACCCTTGACCGACTTCTCAAACTCTAAATTATCCGCATTCAGTGGGGAACCTACAAACCTACCGAACGCAGAATTATCCGGTGGCCAAGTGGCCGTATTAGCACCTAGACCACCTCCGCGGCGCTTACGAGTCTGTTTCCGTACCATTTCTTATATTCTAACAAAGACAATGTGGTTGTGGGTCCTGTTAGGTCTTGCGATTCTAGTGATTTTGTTTTACCGCCCTCGCGAAAATATGTCTAACGATCAGCTGATTGATACTTTGAAAACGTTCGGAGAAAAGGGGACTCATTCATCATCGAAAACTTCCGGTCCATCCAATCAGGCTATTTATGGTCCTAGCGCAAGTCCTCCTCCAGTTCCTACAAATACTGGAGGTTCAGGAGGTGGAAAAACGGTAGCTGGTCCCTACCCCCAGATTTTCGGTCCCGACATAACTAACGGACCCGGAACTGTTTCTGGAACTGCTTCTGGAACAGTATCTTCGGGAGCTCCGGTGGGACCGGGTCAGGTAGCTTCCGATCAAGGCTTAGCCGGAGGATGTCAAGGTCCAGCTGACCAGACTCACGAATTCAATCCTGATCTGGCAAAAGCCTTTCCTGTCGACGGTCCACCACAACCCTTTTTAACCGATTTCTCTAAGATACAACATTAAGTAAAGAGATGTTCGGTCTTCCAAACTTCTCCGGCAGTTGTTGGGTGAACGCATGTTTACAATCAGTACTTCGCATACCGGATGTTAAACAAAGGTATACGGATGGGACCCACGACCCAACAAATCCCGTAGATATGGCGCTCTACAAAATTTGGTCAACAAAGGGTGATGGGTTGAAGGATTTCTTTGAAGCTGTGAGGACGGAAGTTATGCCCGCAGGTCAAGGTATTGGGGACAGTCATGAACTGTTTGTATACCTGTGTGATAAGCTTCCCTTTCTTGATAAACTTTGTAGATTCAAAGTCGCTGATTCTATTCAGTGTAAAAATTGCAAAAAGAAGGAACTGAAAGAGGATATGGTAACTGAGTTTTCTTTAACTTCAAGTGGACCTTGCGTTCCTATTTCTAAGTGTATTACAGATACTGTCTTACCACACGATATTCCAGATTGGACATGCGAATCTTGTAAAGAAAAAGGATGTACTAAACAGCAACTTATTGGGTCGTTCCCACAAGTCATGGCATTTCATATGGTAAGCACGCAGGCATCTGTTAACTACTCGAGTATTTTGATGCTCAACAAAATCCAATACGCTTTACTTTCAGTATGTTGCTATAATGGCTCTCATTGGTGGTCGTATGGTCGAGACAAGGTTGGACAATCGTGGTATACGTTGGATGATATGCGGGTTGAAGAACATGGGCCAAAAGAGTTCCCTTTATCAAGTAAAATGCGTCTGCTGATTTATTATCGCCTGAACAATTAATGAGCGATTCGACATTTGATCCCGTAGCGGAGTTCCAGAGTTTATGGACAGGTACGACTGGAAGTACCGGTCCAGCCGTAACTCCTGATACAAAGTCTTCAACGCAGTCTGATGCCGAGACTATCCTGAATAGCGGAGGTTTGTTAATCATTATTTGCGTTGTTCTGGTACTTCTGACCGTTGTAACATTCGTGTCTACGGGTAGTTTCTTAGCGACACTAGTTGTGATTGCGATTCTCATAGGTGTCCTTCTTCTCTTAGGAAAACTTGGAATCCTGAAAATCTATTTCTCTAACGGCATGTTACATGTAGAGTATCATCAGATGGATGATACGACAACTACAAGTACGGCCGGGATTACGGGACCGGCGTCTTTAGCATCTACGGCTTCTCCCGCACCATCGACATCTGGTCAGACTGTTTCGGCACCTAAACCGGTAGGGCAAAGCGAAGTGTTCCATGTAGGTGGTAATGAGTACACGTATCAGGACGCTCCAGCTGTGTGTGCTGCTTACGATTCTGAGCTTGCTACATATGATCAAATAAATTCGGCATTATCTCTAGGCGCCGAGTGGTGTGCTTATGGATGGTCGCAAGGCGGGATGGCGCTGTACCCTACCCAGCAGTCTACATGGACTCAGCTACAGAGTGACCCAAATGCTCGCACATCTTGTGGACGTCCGGGAGTAAACGGCGGATACTTCGATCCTGCTACCAAGTTTGGAGTCAACTGTTATGGTCCTAAGCCCACTGATAATACAAACTCCAAGTATCCGCTACCATTGCCTGGTTCAGATCCGTCAGCATTTAATCAGATGGTGAACAAGTTCAAGAATCAGTTGAATACAATGCAAGTGAATGCCTTTAACCGATCCGCTTGGTCCGGATGGAATCTTTCTGCTCACAAGTAAACAAATTATTTATAAAACGAATTATTTTCGTTAATCAAGTTAGGTGTTAATTACAATGGGTTATATTTATAGAATCTATTGTAAGCTTCACGAAGAAAAATGTTATATAGGACAAACAACTAATTACAAAAGAAGATGGAGAGATCATGTAAATAACATTAAAGATCATAATACTCCACTGTATAACGCAATGAATAAGTATGGTATTAATAACTTTGTATTTGAATTATTAATTGAGTGTAATAATGATCATATGAATATGTATGAGAAGAAGTATATTCAGTTATATAATACGTATCCTCCACCTAATGGATATAATTTGACTTCGGGAGGAGACAGTGATTATAAGCTATCTGAAGAATCACGAGAGAAAATTTCTATTAAAGCTAAAAATCTTTTGGAAGACCCAGAATTTAAGAAGAGACGTGATACTCAGCTTACTGATGCTCATAGAACCGATGAATCAAGGAAAAAAGCAAGTATTTCTCAATTATCATTTCTTGAAACAGAAGACGGTAAAAAAGAAATAGAACGAAGAAGAGAGTCATATTGGAAATGGAGAGAAACTCCAGAAGGTAAAGCTCAATATGAAGAAAATATGATAAAATTACAGCAACGTAATTTAGAACGCCAACAGAATACTCCTATACGTCATTGCGATATATGTGGTTATTCTCCTAAACAAAATTCTAAATCCCATTTCTTACGTCATTATTCTAGAAAACCGCATCTTAAAGCTGTTGAAAATATATCAGCTAAACGCATGGCTGAAAACAATTGTTAGAGTTCTACAAATGAGCAATTACGCTTTAGATAATCCTATTAACCGCAAGGTCTACGTTCCTGGAGAGTCGGATTTACCTTTTTCTCCTGTGACATTTCCGAAACCATCTACGGAAACTGACCAGACCCATCGTCGGATGGACTGGTTACATCATAAACCTCAGGAACATGCGATCTTCCCCAAAAAATCAGAGGCTGTAAAAATAGAAAAGAAAAAGCGGTCAGATTAACAAAGATGATTGAAGTTGCCCTTCTCTTGGGACTGGGGGCAGTAGGATATCTACTCGCCGTCGACCAACCCAAAAAGCAGGGACAGATGTCTTCCGGAGGACCAATTGAAAACTTCACGCCTCGGCCGACCGAAAATATCGACGACGGAATGGAAGCTGATATGACGAACAAGGGTCATAATAACGAGGTACCGTACTTTGGTGCGAATAAGACTCAGAGCATGTACTCCGGAGCCACGAACGGCATTCTGGATTCTCACACTGGTGCTGGAAAGGAGTATTTCCAGAAGTCTGAGGTCAAGTCATTTTTTGACGCCAAGCCCGCAACAGGCAACCCGTTCGGAAACCAGAATGAGTCAGATTTCATGCAGTCGCGCATGGTCACGGGTCAGCACATGAATAATACGTTCCCTATTGATCAGGTACATGTCGGACCGGGTGCTAACGATGGGTACACGAATATCCCCAAAGGAGGATTCCAGCAGGATCAGTACCGCGAGTACGCGCTACCTCGTACCACTGATGAAGTTCGTGTTGTGACCAAACCCAAGCTGTCATACGAGCCTCCAGTCATCCCCGGATCAAGTGCGGTGACCCAGCCTGGAATTCAAGCCGACGTGAACAAGAACCGCCCTGATCGTTTTGCTGTATACGGAATGGATCGTGTGAATACGGCGGTAGGTGCGCAGACAGCTACGCGATACTACCCTGAGCAGATCATGAAGACTCAGGCGCGCGAGTCTACGTCCAAGGAATACTTCAGTGCGGGTGGAAATATGGCCGGTGTTGTGGCGTCGTACGTCCGCGCATTCACGGAGCCGTATCAGGAGTTCATGAAGCTGACGACTGAGGGACGCCCTGGACCTGCTGGCGCCGCATCTGGAACTGGTCAGTCCATTGGTGCTGATATGTACTCGGCTCAGACCAATAAAGACGAAACAGTTCTGTCGGATGCTGCGCGCTTCAACTCTGGAATGGTCAGCACGAACGCTACAGCTCAGCATCTGGGTTCGTACACGTTCAACGCCCCGCTCAAGCAGGATGTGTACACTGAGCGCAACGGTTCCGAGATTCTTACGGCGTTCAACCAGAACCCGTATTCACAGAAACTCAATTCATTCTAATAATGGATCTCATACGCGAACATTTAATATACAAAAATGTGCCTCTCGATATTCAGATCGACGCACTGAAAACCCAGGAACAGTACGAAGTCATACGTCTTCTTCTAGCGTGTCGCAAAGAAGACGTGTGTGTTTTAGTTTCTGATACATCGAACAAATATATTTTAGACCTTCTGAAAGAGTTAAAGATCAATACCCGTGAAACCGACGCGGCTGGCGCACCGTGAACCTGCGGCGCTGTCCACCAGTTGAACTTGTTGGCGTCTGCTGTTGGTTTTGAGGATTTAATAGATTGCTGACTAACTTTATTTTAGAGTCAATGTCTGCCAGTCTTCTTTTTTGATTTTCATTAAGCCCTTTTCCCGGCTCTGGTCTTATCAAACGTTTCCGGCCTTGCAAATCATCAATTTCTATGTTTAGTTGTTCAGGAGTCTTCTGTTTCATCCTGTTTAAATAGTCAGCATTGTTACCCTGCTGTCCCTGCTGCTGTTGCTTCTGGACGTCAAACGTCTTAGTGTTCATGAGTTCCCTCTTCTGTTTCTGTAGTTCTTCAAGTTCCTTGTCGTACTGCTCAATAGCCGAAGCTTTGCGCGTGGCCATACACGTCTTAACCTTCGACATTTCTGTCTCATATACATCCACCGCTCCTCCGACCTTGGTATCTACATTGTTCATATTTGATAACGCGAACTGGAACGATACGCGTTCGTCTAAAATAGGCTGGACCTGTGTATCTCCGTTTGTTGTTAAATCTTGAGCGAGCTGTAAGATGACATTTCGCCCAGATGTACGCGGTTTCAGACGCAAGATCTGATCGTTCGCCAACTTTTCTCCCAATGCTCTTACCTTTGCTGCTGACTCTGATAAAGTTAGTATTGGTCGATACGGTGTCACTGTAAGTTTTGGTTTCGGAACGCTTTCGCGGAAATTTGTACCGCGCTTTAACCTTGATGGCGTCGTAGGCGTTGGAGATAGTTCGGGATCCGGTAATTGTACTGGAGCGGCATCTGGTGCTGGTGCTGATGGTTCAGGAGCTGGTGGTTCAGGAGCTGGTGGTTCAGGAGCTGGTGGTTCAGGAACTAGAGCGGTGCGTGTTGAGACTCCTATGCGTCGTGTTGTTCGTGGACTAGAAACAGCTTGGTTCCTCTGCCCCAACCTCTGCCGCAGCCTTGTCGCTTTCAACCGTGCCTGCTCCGCTGCCCGCTGTTCTTCTGCTGCCGCCGCATCCATTGCCCTTTGCTCAGCCGCCAGCCGATCCTGCTCTGCCGCTGCCGCCATTGCCCTTCCCTCCGCCATTCCTACATTTTGAGATGTTACATTTCTTAACCTCTCGTTCGCAGCATCTAGTCTAGCTTGAGCATTTACCGCCTCCGCGTCCTCAACAGGTCCACCTCCCACTACGTTTCTTACCCTTCCAAGTGTGTGTTTAGCAATATACTCCTTGACTTCATCCAAAATCTTGTCGCCAGTATACTTTCCACATAAGTCTACCAATTTCTGAAGATTTGGAAGTTTAGGGCTAGATTGTAGTTTGGTTAAAGCCGCGGTAAGTGAATCAATGCGTCCAGCATAATCTCCATCCAAACTAATCTCAAATGCAGCCTTCGCTGGGTCATCAACCATCGCAGGATCTAACGCGATTCGTGCCGCCAAAAATGCGCGCTGACGTGTTGTAATGAGTTCGTCAATACCTACCATAATACGTTCAGCATCTTCCAAAATATTACACTTGTCTTTCACAGCCTTTTCCACTTTATTTTTCATTTGTTCAATCGTCTCCTGCGAAATCAGTAAACATGCAACCTCCGAGCTCTTAATTGCTTCCTTCTTTCGCGCCTTCACAGTTTCCATCTTAGAACTTAAATACCTTTGAAGCTCGTCAATCGATTGACGTAGTAAAGTTTCCGAATCAATGACTGACTGTTGTGTATTCTCTCTTCCTTTTCTAACCGATGCCTCGTACTTTTCCTTTAGAGTACGATACTTATGCTGTGCAACGGCTTCAGATTTGAACGCTCGGAAATAATCAGCCGTGTACAACAGAAGTTCTGTGAGAGCTGATCCGTACTTTCCGTCAATATCAGTTTTGAGCTTTTGAATGCGTGTAAGTAATTTTTCAGTAGCTGTGTCTCCAGAGTATGCGTGTGACATAATATCTGATGAAATTTCCTGCAGTTTTTGAATGTCCTTATCTATGGTCTCTAAAGCCGACTTGTAAGGATTATTGGCAGTTGGAATTTGGTCATATCTTGTCGTCGCTTCTGAAACGTCACGCAATGCGTCATCCAGTCCTATAAAGTTAGATTCAGATGTACGATCAGGCCGCCTAATGAAATTATTGAGGGAGATGCGGCGTTCAAGTACTAGACGAAATGCGTCTCTAGTTTCTTCGTTGGGAGGAGTAATCGAGTTCAGATTCTTGAAGTGCTGTGACAAGGTTCGCCATACACTCTTGAAATTTTCGCTTCCCTGAATAGGTTTTAAGTCATCAAACGATGGTTCGAGTATTTCCATTCTCTCGTTCCATCCATTCACAATCTGTTGCGCTTTGAAACTGTACGTGTCAGCTCGCTCTGGATCCTGTTGGCATGTGGTTTGCTTGGCGGCTTTGAGACGTAACTCTTCTGTATCCCGTTTGAGTTTCAGCGCAGATTCCAATTTCTCTTTTGTGTTCTTGTACACTTCCGTAGCCTTTGTCATATCAAGAGTCTGACCAGTTAGGATATCGACTTTCTCCTGTGCTTTCTTTACGGCCTCTTCGGCAACTTCCTGTTCCTGAATTGATTTGGATGTCGGGGCTTCCTGACGCGATTTCAGATCGTTCAGTTTACGCTGAGCTTCCAACAATTCCGACTGAGCTTGGGCTAATGGCGTTCCAGCTTCTTCAGTCGCAAAAAACAGTTCGAGATCGCGCGGATCATACCATTCACTCTTCTTGGCGTTCATTGAGCGTCCACATGTGACATTGATTTTCAAGTTCTCTCCGGCATTTGGATCAATTCCTTTTACCGCTCCGATGTCTCCAACTTCCATAGTCCCTAAACATTTTTTGCCACGCGCTGACTGGCGTACCCGAACTAAAGATCCTACTGTCACTCGACCTCCAAACACTGGTTCGCCTTCTGTATCATCAGGCTCGGCAACTTCCAAATCTTCAGGCTCGTACCATTCCTTTGTAAGCTCTTCGGGGTTCTTGCCGTTGCACACGATCAAAACCTGTAAGTTATCTTTATCTTCCGGCTGGATGTCCACGACTGTACCTTCGTCTCCAAACGCTGCGCGGCCCAAAGGTTTGGACGCCACTGCTTCTTTACGCTCAGCGCGAAGCCTTACCTTTATGTCATTATTCGCCATTCCTCCAAAAATAGGAATCCCGGGACGAGGAACCGAGCGGGCAGGTACTGCTTCTAACTCATCCAATTCGTAATCTTCTTCAACGACTGATTTTGATGCATCTTTCGATACGCATCGAACAGTTGCGAAATCGTGGGAGGTCTTGGGGTCTGTAAGTATACGTGTCACTGTTCCAAACGTTTCCCATTCACGAACAATACCCATTGCATCATTGTGTTTTTCGCCGGTAAGACGGTAAGAAGCGCTACCTTTACTAAAGAACGTATTAGCATGTTTTTTCTTGACTTCTGGATCAATTTTTCCATCAGCACCAAGTTTCAGTTGTACAGTTGAACCAATTCCTATAGTACCCTTTTTAATTCCACGTTTACCTGGTTCACTTGGTCCGCTCACAAACTCCAAATCCTCAACTTGGTAAATCTCTTCAAAGCTTCCTTTAGAATTATCGAGGCGTTCAGTACGCACCATGACTTCTGTCCGTCGTTGAGGATTCAAGTGTGTTACTACACCTACTGCATTCGCAAACGGACTTGCCAGTCCTTTACCACGATTCTTGGCTCTAGCAGACTGTAATAAACGAACACGAGATCCTTCAATCAGGTATCCACCAGCAATAGGTATTCCGACGGCATTAATACCTGAAGATACAATGTCCAGCGCATCAGCGATTATTTCTTCAGACTCGGCCCGTCCACCTTTACGACAGACGAACTTCACAGTTCTTTTTGTTTCATCAATTTGTGTTACCCGACCATTTCCCATCTTGTTCAAACAAGAATTGGGGTATCCGTCTTTCTTATCTGGGCTAAGACGTATCTCAGATCCGACGTAAATTCTCTGACCAGATGATAGTTTAATACTTCCCTTAACATCAGGTTCGATTAATCCGACGTATATTCCTATACCACCAAGAACAGTGGCGCCAAGCATGGCCACCGGTAAAACGATGGACATTTCTCCTTATCTATTGAATAGAGATGTTTCATTTAGTTAAAGACAACGTATCCGGAATTGAGAACAATCTCATCTGGGCACGCAGTGTACGTGACTCTATAATTTCATGGTGGTTCAACGTCATTTTGCTAGTTTTGGTTGTTGGTTCCTTTGTGTATTTCTTGTGGGCAAGTCACGGAACTGCCCCACCTGAAGAACTCAAAAAGATCCCGTTTGAACCGAATATGTGGCATAACGCTGTAAGAAATGTTCCCACAAGAGATTATGGACAAATTCCTCAAGTTGAAGCTGGAGATGGTTTACCGGGACATGCCCGTAGAACAGGCGCGTCAGAGTTTTGATAAGTTGAAGGACGAGAAGCCTGTTTCGGATAAAGTTGCTATACCGGTCAAACGTAAATTAAGAATCGTGACGAAAGACAAATGAGTGCCGCAAGGTACACAAATAAGATCAGAACGAACTCTGAAGCTCGAATTCGGAAAGTTCAATATCGATACAATGACGCAGTGTCTAACCCATTAGCAGCAACTTGTGCTGCAGATCCCGATTACAGTATACTTGAGTATATTGGATACCACGATTGTACACCGCCATGTCCTCCACTCAAAGTATATTACTATGATGGAGGTAGAGCTTTCACAAACATATATAATACAGGAACATCTTCAGGTATTGCTTTTAACAGCCTTTTGGACTCATACGTACCTTCAGATCTTTGGTACGATGGAGGAAGCGCAGGAATTGTAAATGGAAAAAAATACGACTCTGGATCATCAAGTAATCAGGTTGTATCTCTAATACTGACAGACGTTCTCTTACTATCTCAGTACGTATACTTGGATGGCACTGACATACAAACTCTAGTATCACTTACATATTTTGACGGAGGTCCCAACGCATTAACACTATCACTCGTGATATTAGATGGCGGAAAATCTGTACCGCTATAATAATAGAATGCAGCCTACCATAACCAATGTGCGGTTTCAGCTTCGGCGAGATACGGCTACTGCTTGGTCTTCTGCTTTAAACCCGAAATTGTTAGAAGGTGAACCAGGTTACGATACAACGAACAAAATCCTCAAAATCGGAGATGGTATTACTACGTGGAGTTTATTACCTTCAATCAGTGGTGGATCTGGAGCTGGCGCTACTGGAGGTGCAAGTCTCCCAGTAAATGGAGCAGTTGGTGATTACTTATCATGGACTGGAACTCAGTGGGTAGCTGGCGGAGGAGATGATGTGAAATTAGGAGGAAACTCTTCAATTACAGGAACAGCAAAGAATAACGTGGTTGTAGGTTCAACTGCTTCAGCTGTTGAAGGAGATGTTACTATTGGACAAGGCGCAGCATCCAACTTTAAGTTTAATGTAAGTGTTGGACTAGGAACAGTAGCAAATGGATATGACGTTGCGGTTGGTGCGAATGTAAATACCGGAGGAAACGATGTAGGAATTGGGTCAAGTGTTACAAGTAATGGGTATGATGTTGCTATAGGTTCGACTGCTAAATCTTACGGAAATGCAGTGGCAATTGGAGCAAATTCGAAATCATCTACCTTAGGAGTTTCAGTAGGGAACCGAGCGATATCTAGTGGTACACTTGGTAGCATTTCTATCGGAACAAATTCTACTGCTAACAATGTTACATCTGTAGCTGTAGGTGCTAGTTCAATAAGTGCGGCAGCTAACGGTGTAGCTATTGGACCCATAGCAAATGTGAGCGATGGATCTGACTCGGCTATCGCAATGGGTAACTTAACGACTGTGAACCCAGCGTCTGCTGGAGCAGTTGTTATTGGATCTCAATCATCGGTAGATAAAGGGAGTATTGGTTCAATTGTAATAGGTGGGCTGAACACTTTACGTGCTGCAAATTCAATTCTCATAAATGCAGGGTACAATGCTGATACGCAAGTCCAGTTTGCTACACCCAACGCATGTTATATCAACCCAATTCGAGGAGTAAACAACCCGTTCCAACCTTTCCCGCGGTATGGGTTATGGTACGATCCAACCACCTATGAACTTTGTTACCAGCCTTAATTTACAGTTTTCCACGTTAGAAATTCTACGACCTAATAATAACAGATGACCTCTACGAACGTAAGGTTTCAGCTTCTCCGTGATACGTTTCAAAACTGGTCAAACTTAAACCCAGTTTTGTTGGCTGGAGAGCCAAGCTACGATACTACAAATAATCAGTTGCGCATAGGTGACGGAACAACTGCATGGTTAGATTTGAATCCCTTTGGAGGACCCACTGGTCCTACGGGGGCTACAGGATACACCGGTTATACTGGTGCGACGGGTAGAACTGGTTACACTGGTTACACTGGATACACTGGCTACACGGGTTATACTGGTGCAACAGGTGTTACAGGTTATACTGGATACACTGGTTACACCGGATATACTGGTTATACTGGTTATACAGGAGTTACTGGATACACTGGTTACACTGGATATACTGGTGCAACTGGACCTGGGTTGACTGGTCCAACAGGTACACAAGGAGTCACTGGTCCAACTGGTCCTGCAGGTAAAGACGGTATAGATGGATCTGTTGGAGCACAAGGTAGTAGAGGTGCACAAGGCCCTGTTGGACCTACTGGTCTTACTGGTTATACCGGTTATACTGGCGCTACTGGACCTGGGTTAACTGGCGCAACAGGTGTTACAGGTTATACAGGTTATACAGGTTATACTGGTGCTACTGGACCTGGGTTAACTGGTGCAACAGGTGTTACAGGTTATACTGGTTATACTGGGCACACGGGTTACACAGGGTATACTGGTTATACCGGAGTTACAGGTTACACAGGCTACACCGGTTACACTGGTTACACCGGTTTCACTGGTTACACTGGTTATACAGGAGTAACAGGACCAACCGGACCGGGTGTCACGTATCGAAGTACGTGGTCTCCTATTCTTACGTACAACTTAAACGATATTGTAACTTATGGCAACTCGTCGTACATCGCTCTTGATTCAATTCCAGCAAATTTCAATCCTGTGAGCAATCCTGCTAAGTGGACAGTATATTCATCGGGTTCAATTGGATCGACGGGTTACACTGGCCCTACTGGAGTTGTTGGGTCTACTGGACCTACAGGCATTATAGGTCCCACCGGCGTAACTGGACCACAAGGTGCGGCATATTACACCGGTCAAACTGGACCTACAGGTGTAACTGGACCGCAGGGTGCGGCATATTATACTGGCCAAACAGGTACTACTGGTTATACCGGGTACACTGGCTTTACTGGATACACTGGATTTACTGGATACACCGGTTATACTGGAGTTACCGGATACACTGGTTACACTGGATTTACTGGATATACTGGTGCCACTGGACCTGGGTTTACTGGTCCAACAGGTACAACCGGTCGTACAGGATACACTGGTTACACTGGTTACACTGGATACACGGGTTATACTGGAGTGACGGGACCCACTGGATCTATCGGTTACACTGGTTATACTGGGTACACCGGTTATACTGGATACACCGGAGTCACTGGAACTACAGGTGTTACTGGATATACTGGTTATACCGGATACACTGGGTATACCGGATACACTGGGTATACTGGAGTTACAGGTTATACTGGATATACGGGTTATACTGGATACACTGGGTATACTGGAGTTACAGGTTATACTGGATATACGGGTTATACTGGATACACCGGTTATACCGGGTATACTGGACCTGGGTTTAGATACAGGGGTAAATGGACCGATCGAACAACCTATACTATTAACGATGTTGTTACGTATAACTCATCGAGCTACGTATACATTTCTAACGATAATGTCAGCATAGAGCATCAGCCAGACATAACGCCATATTACTGGACAATTTTTGCAATAGGTATGACTTATCGTGGAGTTTGGGCAAAAGGAGTTCTCTATTCAGTGAATGACATTGTTCTAGATCCGCTTACACAGTCAAGTTACATCCTTATTTCATTAACAAACACAACCGATCCACCAAGCCAAACTCCTGTAAGTTGGACATTATTTGCAGGTGCTGGTGCGACTGGGTTCACTGGATATACTGGTTTTACGGGATTCACTGGTTTTACTGGTTATACCGGATATACTGGCTCACAGGGAACTACAGGACCTACCGGCCTCCAAGGCCCAACCGGATCTGGGTTCGTATATCAAGGGAACTGGGATGTAAATACAATATATACACTCAATGATGTTGTGACGTACAAGTTATCCACATATGTCTATGTATCACGCTCCCCAGACAGTAATATATACCCAGACCAAATTGGTCAAACTCATTGGTCATTATTTGTTGGAGTTGGACCCACGGGTTACACTGGTTACACTGGCTTTACTGGGTACACTGGCTTTACTGGGTACACTGGCTTTACTGGTTACACCGGCTTTACTGGTTACACCGGCTTTACTGGTTACACTGGTTTTACCGGATACACTGGTTTTACTGGCTACACTGGTTACACTGGCTTTACCGGTTATACTGGACCTGGTTTCGTGTATCAGGGAAATTGGACTGAGGATACATATTACAATTTCAATGATGTTGTGACCTACAAGTATTCGACATATATATACGTAACTCGGGTTTCAGACACTAATGTTCTTCCAGACCAAGCTGGTCAAACACACTGGTCACTGTTCGTCGCAGTAGGTGCTACAGGTTACACTGGTTACACTGGTTACACTGGATACACCGGATACACTGGGTACACGGGTTACACCGGTTACACAGGATACACCGGTTATACGGGTTACACT